ATGACACACTATCTCCGGTCCATTGGAAGAAAAGTTAACTTACTTCGCTTCCCCCTTCTCTCGGCCACTGACCCCGCCGAACCCACTATCCCGGACCCCCGCGACAAACGCCCCGTCGAAATCGAACGGATCCACGAAGACGATCAGACGCTACCTGTAAACGATGAGCCCATCGGCGACGAGAAGCCTCGCCACCCTCCTCCAGCGCAAAACGATCAATCCATTTTTAACTAACTATCTGTGTATCACAGCGCAAAGCAGTGCACTCAACACGCCTGGTTTGCTGCGATGATTCACCTATTGGAGTCTCTCATGACACAAACACCAAGCTCACCTAACAAGCCCCAAAACCCAGCCCAAAAACCGTCACCTTCTCCTGATCGAAAAGCCGCCATGCATCCAGACGACAAGAAAGATGACAAGACACCGCAGAACCAGCCGAAAGGCAAATAAGTAGCTCTTGCAGACTCGCCCCAACGAGTCTGTAACGCAGTCCCCCGGTGTTCAAGCGACCGGCCTTTTACCTCAACAGATCTTCCCCTGACGACTCCAACAACAAGAAAACATCTCACTACTCTGGCTAACACCTGGAGCTCCCCTTCAGGAGAACACAGTGCGCGATCAAAGCTCAAACAATCTATGCACTCTGTGCCAGCTGTTACCCTTGTCCTCGTCACTCAATATCAAACACGAATTTATGGCTGTTGCTGGCCCTTGCTTGCAAGGCCCTGGTGAAGCTAAAAAGTCTTTATACCAATGCTCCAACTGCAAAACATTGTGGTTATATGAGCGTGACCGTTGGGGCGCTTGCCTGGGATTCAAGCTATGGCCGGGTAGGTCGCACGATTTTCAACGATAGACCTGCGCACAATAACTTACGCAAAAAAAAGCCTGCAATAGTGTGATTGCAGGCTCTTTCTATGGCTGGATAGGATGGGAATCCAAGTCTCGAGGTTTATCTGCCCCGTACAGCCCCTCTTCCTAAGGGTTTGTGGTCATGAGCAGCACTGGCGCGCTTGATCCCCACATTAGGAGCCTGAGCTGGCCAAGCTTCTTGCAACGGCGTGAGCTCAGACTTGCGTGTACTTGGCTTCTTGGGCGGTTTGCCTCTCTTGTCCATTACGACCTCCATTGGTCAATGGCAGCCCCAACGAATGTTGGGACATAAGTACAGGATAGGCCATAAACCGATAAATAGCTTGCTTATCTTCATCCGGTAGCCAATACACAAAAAAAACCCAAAAAACCGGAATAAAGCCCTTCAAGAATGAAAAAAAGGCCTAAAGAAAAAAGCTGCAAGCCTTTGAAAACTTGGCCGAAACGAAAGGATTGGGGCTTTTGACCCCTCGCCCCCCCTACAAGACGGATACAGTCAACCATACGCAAATCAAAAACCAGCTTCGACCCAACTGATACCACTGCTCTACGTTAGCTTATGGCATGTGACAGTATCACGCAAAAGCCACGAACCCTTTCCCCCAAAAAATACTAGGTATGCCTTCGATCGGGCTTTTTTGCGCATAGAGCTGTGGGGCTTGTGAGAGCTCATCCACTCTAAGACTGTGTATTTATTTCAAAAAATATAAATAATCGCTGCTTAACTATTAAGGTAAGCCAACACTGACTGGATTTTAGTCCAACAACGCTTGTCACACTGCAATAAACAAGAGCGTGCAAGCTGAAAATACCCTTAAAATACAATGAATTACAAATGATTTTACGAGTCTTCCACTGAACGGGACTAGGATGAATACAGTCCTTCGCGGTTTGCCCCTAAGTGACTACTGGCATTGCGCCTCGGCCCCTCTGAGCAACGTCTCTGCCGGTCAAGCAAGGAATGACGTATGCCCTATAAATTCTCATCTTTAGAAATGCTCGCAGAATGGTTTCGACTTCCCTCGAAACTCAGGCTCGCTTCCAGAAAAAAAACAGGGGAAACGCCAGAAATAAAACCTCGCGATATTACCCAGGATGAAGCAACGGCATTTGAAAATAAACAACAGGAAGGCCCTAAACGCCCATCCTCCTCAGGCAAGCCACGGCTATTGAAAAAAAGTGACCTGCCTCACTCTGAATAGATAGGCTTACTTACTCAGTGTTTGCCTCTAACAAGCCTGGCTTTCAGTAACCTGAGGCTTCAACGCACTCATCCTCCTGAATTCCGAGAAGTACCCCTGCAAAGCAATCGACAAACAAGCCCAGTCAGCCCTCTCAAACCCCATCCCCTACATCGCCGCAGAACGATACATCTGAGACAGGCACCAGCAAAGGCGAGTGCCATCCGAAACCGTCTCATCCTGCCAAGGATAAGCCTACGAAAAAGTAAAGAGCATCACTTTTAACCGTCAATCAGCCCAGCTTGGGAGGACCGTTTTTGGAGTGTCATTTAAGGCACGAGGCAACCCAACACGAGCATTGATATTTTAAAAATTACATGCGTGCTGTTCCAAATTCATTTATTGGAGAAAGCCATGGGAGCGCCCTATAAAGATACTCTCTGTGCCCAGTGTCAAACCCTAATCATTTCTCTTCAGCCTTGTGCACCACACAAACTTATGCAGCCCATTACTCAACTCGACGACGTGGGCAGGCATGGCTATGAAATGCTTTTTCGATGCAAGGCATGTGATACGCTCTGGCTATACCAAGAAGACAAGTGGCAAACACATCTAGGCTTCAAACTTTGGCCAGGCAGTTTGGCTGATTATATTTTCGACCGGCCCCACGATAACAACCAACTACCTCCTAGGATGTGGGGTGCAATCATTAAAGGGCCCAAAGAAGATGAGCCACTGCACTGAAGCGGCTCAGAGTCACTACCCAATGCGCAAAAGAGAGCCGGCCGTGACGGAGTACGCAACCGCGATCCAAGCATATATACCGGATGACGCCTCTACTTCTGGCACAATCGCCCCCAGGTCTCAGCCTCCGTTTCCACGTAACGCAACACTCTGATTGGCGTCGCATCTATCTCAGCGTCTGAACGCCATTGAAACGGGCGCTGAGCGGCAGCGCAGTAGCTACCGCCCCCGAGTGTCCCGCATCCGCTTACGAGCGCGATCACGCACAGCATCATCGCCCAGGCGCTCAATCGTTTCAGCTGCATCACGTCCTACCTCCACTGCGGTCATGTCCGCCTTTTCCTGTTTCTGTTCTGCCTGTGCCCTGCCCTGGCGCCGCCCGACCTGCAACAGCGCCAGTCCAGCAAGGACCACGCCGCCCAGCAGACCAAGCCAGCCTGCCACCTTTCCCCATAGCGTCTTAAACAATGGCCGCTCCTATCTTGATTGCCTCAGCCCCTGACGCGCCCAAGAAACGAGCGCGGTCTGCAGCACGACGGCGGCGCAGGCCCAACAGCACTTTGCCGCCTGACTTGTTCCAGCGTGGGAATTGCTCAGCAGCACCGGCCTGGTCGCCGGCATTGAACAAGCGGACCAGCGTAGAACCTTGAAATGCGGATACGCCAATGTTGTAGGCCAGATCCACCATGGCATCGAGCTGCTCCTGATTTGCTGGACGAGTCAGCACGTTCAGAACACCAGGCACGAACTCGCGGGCCAGCCGACGCCTCAATCGCTCATCAGCCTCGGCCTGGGTGATGCGCAGGCCTTCCACCACGTCTGGACCAGTGTCACCCCAGCCGATGGTCCAGACTTTGCCGTCAGCATCCCAATAAGCTTCCAGCCGGCAGCTCTCGAAATACTGCAGGATGGCCAAGCCGTCAGGGGACATGCCTGTAGGCGAAGCCTTCTGCGGCTCTGGCGTGGCCTGCCCCGCTTTCTGCGGACGTAAAAAAAGGGCCAGTAGGCCCAGGATCACATCAATCAATTTCTGCATTTCACTTCCCCAAAATTTTCCCTTTCATTTCTGCCACCCAATTAGGGATGCCCTGCTCCTGCATACGCTGCGCCCAGCGCACCCAGGCTCCCAACACCCACCAGGCCGGAAGCCCAGCTATCAGCATGCACGGTCCCATCACATAGAACAGTCCCATGAGACTGTGCAGGTCCTCTGCGACACCAGTATGTGCGGCCACCTGCACGGCCTGCGCCAATAGGCCTGGCTGCCAGGTGATCACCCAGATCGTCAGCAGCGGACCCAGAATGAACGAGCTCAACACCGTACATGTTGTGCGGCTGATGAACTCCCGTACTGTCCTGGGTGGCATGATCAGCATGCCGATAAGCGCAGCAATCGCTGCTGGCGCCCCAAACGCGATCGCCACCTTCACCGCTGCCCAACCTGCACCAGCTCCGCTTGTTGGTTCCACTCTTTTCCCCTTGATAACGGTCGGCATAGCTGTCTCCCGTGAAGCGCTGCAAAAGCAGCAGACGTAAAAAAAGCCACCTCGTGTGAGTGGCTTAAAAACCCCTAGACAAATGCAACTAACTAGCCCTCGGCATCTTTTGCTTTCCCAGTCGCTCTTTTGTGCAATTGACCATAACTGTTTTGAACCTTGTGTTTAACTTTATCCTCCGCTTCCTTTCCCAAGAGCAAATCTGCCGGAATAATAGCTATAACTACAATAACCACCTGCCAAAGAGTTAAAAACACCAGTAAAACAAATGAAGCCCCACGCATCACAGGTAGATAACTATACAAAAGCTCTACTTGCCGCAACATTGGAGCAATCACACCGACTAAAAGCAGTATCACCAATATTCCAGTCGACATGATTGCCGGCGTGAGCAATAAAGATAGGTTAGATACACTCTCTGCCTCTCTCTCCGACTCTCTAAAAGACAAGCGAAGTCTATCAGGGTAAATTATTGCTAACCAAGCACCCACCACCGCAAAAATAATTGCTGCAGTATTCCTAAGGGCCTCATAAAGAGGCCATTGCTCAGCAAAAGGTATCGCCTGCCCATATATCCATGCAGCAATCAGCATACCAAGCCCAGCTAAACCTAATGCTAGATATACGATTGCTCTCATAATTTTAACTCTCCACTAAAACACTCAAAAGCATAGATCTTCTTTGTCTTAACACATGAGCTATCTCTTCAAGTGGAATAACACCCATAGAATCATTCAGATTATCAGTCTCGAATGATTCTTTTGCTATTGATTTACTTATCCAAAATGGCTGTCCAGCTAAACCTCGGATCTCGAACCCTACATCCTCCCAGCGTTCACTACCAACCTCTTCCTCTTGCGCTCGAATGATGTCGTCTAGCTCTTCAGGACTAGGCGTAAAGTCAAGAGCTAAATTAATCTTTTTCTCAAACCCCACTTGGCGACGCTCGTTTCCTCGGAAAAACCTCATTGCGGCTTGGAACATATTTTCATCAATCTGAACTGTTCCATCTAATTTTGCTACTTTATGGACCCGAAAAATATTTGTCTGATTTTGTCGAATAAACTCTAACTCACCACCTTTAGAGTACGGCTGCACACGAAATCTAGGCCTTATTTTTACGAACCAATCCGTCTCATTCCCAAGCGGACCATAACCTACGATATCGTCCTCTTCACGACGGACATACCCGCTTTCTAAGGCCATGAACCGCTCTATATAATGTGTCATGGCATTTTTAGCGGCAACCCTACTATCAACCCTAACAGTAGCAATAACACCTTGCTCAGGGAGGGCCCAGTAATAAGTCGCGTAGCCTGGGATTGTATTTTCTACAATTTCATTAGCATGTACCTCCGGAACCTCCCCAACTTGAGTATCCATGCCAATAGAAATCACGTTCCCATCCTCTTGATGGACTTCATTCCATGTAGCAAAAATAAACTCCCCATTTGTTAGCTCCTGTACCCCCAAGAGATATACAGGCATATGCTCATCATCTTCACCAGCATCAGCTAACTTTGTTTGCCATAAGCTTCTTCCGCGTCCCCAGTCCGACAAATGCCTCAAGATTTCGGATAAATTACCAAACACAGGGTTGTCGTCACGATATCGATAAAAGCCACATCGTACTAATGAAAAAAAATTCACACTCACACGTTTTGCCACGTAGCTGCTCCACTTGAATGAATATCCATTCCGAATGTAAACAAAAACTACGTCCACGGCTAGATAAACAGACTAACGTCCATTCAATAAATACTGTTTATAAAAACAGTATAACTGTTTTCAATCATTTGTTCTACACCTCTGCCTTTCCTTCCGCACCTACTCTCAGCGACTCCATATCGGTTACACCGATAAAAAATGCACTGTCAGAGCAATAAGCAAAAGACCTAAATCCAGGACGATGACAGGGCTTTGATTTCAGCCGGGCTCAGGAATCGTGGATAGACGACCAACTTAGTCAGCATCCCGAACAGAGCTGAGCGTGATGCCCAAGACGTCGCTTGGCCAAGCAAGAACTCGTCCGGCTTGAACTGATTTAGCACGGTGCCTGTCCCCGAACTCAAGTTGCCACTGCTCCCATTGCCGCCCCTGCCGATACCGCGCTAGATGTCGGCTCCATTTCCTCTCCCTATCAATTTGTACGGTCGGCATGGCTGTCTCCCGTGAAGCGCTGCAAAAGCAGCAGACGTAAAAAAAGCCGCTTAGGCGGCTGGGTATTCCCACACTATTTGATCGACTGCTGCTTTATCCGGCGCCAGCTGGACCTGCTCGGCCAGCGCCGCGTTGTGTTGCATCAAACTCAGAATCCGAGCCTTGGCCTCTCGACCAACCTGCTGGATCTGTGTGGCGGTGTGCGGGCGCATGGCCCACTCCCCCGTGGAGTCCGCGCACCAGAACGGCGTTACCCAGTCTGCTGGCAAGTCGGCCAGCAGTGAATCGGTCACGCTACCGGCCAGGTTGAGCTGGTCGGTCTCTTTACTGGGATACAGATGGGGGTGACCCAAGGCAGTGGACTCAAACCCTGCCGTGATAGCCTGCCGACATGCCGCGGACAAGGATGCAATCTTGGCGTCCTTATGCTCTTGCAACTGCGCGGCAGCAGTGCGCAGTTTGCTGGTGTCAATTTTGATGTTCATCGTCTGACTCTATGTAGCGGGTGTCGCCAGGCTCCAAGTCGGGCTCAGGCTCTGGGGTCGGTGGTGGAGGCGGTGGACTTTGAGCAGGGAGAGGCACAATGCCGTCCTCGACAATAACCACCGGCTCGGGGAAACACGCTGCCGGGTCTGTTTGATCCGCTGCGATATGAAAAAGCAGGCCGTCAATCACAACCCCTGTTTCATCGCAAATGACCGACGCGCCGCCCAGCAGCGGGTGCTCAATCGAGCCGACTGGCAAATAATCTCCCGGCCGCATAAACGACAAATCCAGTGACTCGCTGTTCAGGCGCAGCGTCTTCCCCTGTCTTTCAATGACCAAAGTACGGACCTCGCCAATTGGAACTTGCGGCCGCAGGTTCAGGGTCATCTTCATGCTTTCCACCTCCCTAAAGCAATACAGCCAAATTTTGCCCAGTTATCGTTTTCCACTGAGCCAGTAACTTTGGTGAAGTACACCTCTCGGGTATAAGGCTCAACCAAAGGCGCAGAAGCAAAGCCTCCGTTATCCCCCTGGCCAGTGCAGGTCACAACAGGACTGGAATAGAACTCCAGGGGATACGTCCAGGTCTTTCGATTCCAAGCGATGCCTTGGAAAAGCTGCGTCCCATAGCAGATCTGTGTTCCATCGGCGAACCGCACCCAGGTGCCGTTGGCGTTAGAGCCGACGGCCATCACAGAACCGGCCCCGACATCCCCTACGATGTTTTTGTCATGGACCAGTTTGCAGGCGGGCCGGTATTCTTTCTTGCCTGAGATTCCACCGTTCAGAAAGAAGTCGTCCGTATACGGAATGGTGGATAACCGCAAGCCAGCGTTCTGGCTACTGCCGTATGGCATATCCAAAAAGAACTGGCCGCCACCCCAAGCGGGAACAGGGCTCGACTGGTAATACCATCCGAACGGATTAACGCCATCCCGGCCGTTGGGGGGAGCAACTGTGCCTGCGCCCAGGCCAAACACGCCTTGGCGAAGAACAGGGTCCCATCCTCCCCAGCCACCGCTAGTGCGTCCCCGGATTAGAAGGCCACCAGTCGTAACGATGAACAATTGAGCCCCGGCGCTACCGGCCTGCCGGTGCCACACGATGCCTGCGGCGGTACCAGGCGGCTTACCAGCAATCGTGCTGTTTACGTAGTACATGCCCGCAGGCACTCCGGTGTCATCCAGCGAGGCAGAAGGCCAGAGATCATAATTGTCTAGCGCCCCGGTGCTGCCCAAACCGAATGATTTCCCTGTTACCAGAATCTTCTCGCGAGTCGGGTCGTTGGGCGACGCTTGCAAATCAGCCGCTTTCAAAACCATGGCCCACTCTTGCTGGGAGAGCAGCAGTAGTGCGGCCACACGGTCCGCCAATTCTTTGACGTACCCCTGCATCGGTGCCAGTGCATACCTCTGGCCAGTTGCCGACGCGCCAAGATAAGGCATAGTCAGTGTCAAGGAAGTGTCGGATGCGATATTCAACACCTCGTACAAGCGCCCATCCGGCGCCACAAACGCTTCGCCTTGCCGGGCCGCAGCCAGCCACTGTGTACCTGTGCCCGTCACTGTTGCGCTGTTTACAGTGACCTTTACCGTACCTGTGCTATACCACGCCATTGCCGCTCCCCTGCTCGTACGGCTGCTCACCCTCGGGCCGAGGCTGAACGCCGGCCGCAAGAATGTCGATCAGGCTGCGAACCATGCCAGCGGCGAGCTCCGGAGTGATGCGGTTGCCCATATTGTTCTCAAAAACCTGCGCGATCGATTTGTGAACGCTCATATCTCTGTCCATAAAAAAAGCCGCTTTTAAGCGGCTGGATATTTCTCTTTGACGGCCCGGCATTGGGCCACCCACTGCTCAACATCTGGCGGTAACTGTTGCCCCTGCTCCTGCATGTGTCGGGCCAGCTTGTAGACCGCATCGAGCTGATCGCCAATGTCGGGGTACTCCTTGCGTCGGCGCTCGGCGTGATTACTCGGGTTGTGGTGGATTTTCAATGGTGTAGCTCCCATCCAAATACGGCCAGCGCGTGACCGTGATTTCGTACGTTCCGGAGAACTGAAACGACAGCTCCACGTCCCCGCCCTCTGCGCACTCGTACTGCTGGCCCTCGATGGTAATGGTGCTGCCTGGGCGAACTCCGCGCAGCACCAAGCCCTCTGCCACGACCGGGCAGGCCGGACGTTGACGCGCCTGGCCACCGTAAAACCACCAGGAGTCGTCCAACGCTCCCGGCGCATGGCCGCCTTCCCAACGCGTCAGAAATGGCGCAATCACAAGATCTGGCGGCCCTTGGAGCGTCTGTATAAATCTTCCGTCTCGAAACAAAGAAACTGTGTTTTTCATATTTACCTCATAAATGCCTCGATGCGGATTGCGGCAGCGCCCACCCATTTCCCTGATAATGAGCTAATAATCGGGGACCGCTGTCGGATCGAAAACTGCTGCCAGCCAGCAGGAACCCAGCCTTTGAACACAACCACCCCGGGCGCTGTCATCGAGTTATCAAAATCGCTCACTGTTCTAAACGCAGCAACGTCGTAACCGCCCGTGTCGTATACCAGCTCATGCCCTGTATCCGCGAGCGTGCCGGGCTGAGTATTGGTCAGCCCTTCAACTGTTGCCGTAACAACAACATCGGCACCGTGCATCAGCGCGAGCCCTACTGCGACGGATCGGAACGTGCTACCCGCCGCCAACTCACCAGCGCCTGCCGTTGCATATGCAGTTACAGAGACTGAATTTCCGGCAAGCCGCATCGTATCGACCTCCGCATGTCCAATATGGGCGGTTTTAATCGCGGCATTTTGAATCTTTGCGCTGGTAATAGCCGCATCCTGGATCTTGGCAGCATTGATTGCAGCGTCCTGGATCTTGGCACGCGAGATAGCCGCATTAGCAATCTTGGCTTCCGTGATCGACGCAAAGGCAATCAATGCCGTATTTAGAATGCTGGCCCCACCCTGCACCGAAAACACCGTAACTGGATCCCCATTGGTCGCGTGCATGACAGCAAAGCGCTCAGCCAACACAGCGAACGTGGACTGCATAACGCCGGACTCATTCGTCAGGTCCAGTCCCACGCCTGCGACGTATTGCACGCCGTTTGCGTTGGCCTGCAGCTTGATGCCCCAGGATGCGGAGATTTTGCCATCCAGCTCGACCAGAGACCGCATGATCTCCTCAACGGCGGCAGAGTCCTGTCCGATCACAGCTGTCAGGGTAGTGATCGACTCTGCCAGGGCACGGTTCTCGTCAGCCTGCACGCTCTTGAACTCGGACAGATTGGCCTGCGTCTGCCATTGGCTAAGGACACGCTCAAGCTCAGCATTCTCATCAGGTGCTTGGCGCTTGATGTCAGCGGACAGAATCAACTGATTGCTGGCCATTGCATCCTGCCGGCCCTCAATATCTGTGACGCGGGATTTGGTATCGTTCAGCGCACCGGCTATAGCGGCTACCCCAGTGCCGGGGTCATTGACCGTATTCTGCAGGGCAGTGACGGCCTGTCCCTGGCTGGCTAACCCGCCCTCAGCCTGCTCCACCCGAGTGGTCAGCGCGTTGACCGCCGACGCATCGGCCTTTTGATTCGCCGTCGCCTGTGCGGCGTCAGCGGCAGCCTTTGCGGCAACTGCAGCCGATGCTGCGTCCGATGCCGTTTTATCGGTCACAGCCACCCACGCCGAGCCATTCCAGCGCTTAGGCGTATTCGCATTGCCCGCGGTATCGATCCACAGGTTTTGAGCCAGGCGCTTAGCGGCGGGCGGGGCCGTGCTGCCAAAAATCACTTCACCCTTAGCGCCAGCCGCATCCGCTGCAGCGGATGCAGCTTGCTGAGCAGCGACCGCCTTGGCATCGGCATTCGTGACGCTCGTGCCCAGCTGCGTGATGCTGCTGGCTTGGCTATCCAGGCGACCCTCTGTCGCAGTAACTCGCGTCGTCAGGGACTGGACCGCTGTCGCCAGACCGCGCTGAGCCTGATCCAACCCATCGACCCGACTGGACAGCGCGGTTGTGGACTCAGATAGCGACTGCAGTCCATCCTGCAGTTGGCCAACCTGAGTGCGCATGGACTGCACTGACGACCCCAGAGCGCCCAGGCCCGTGTCCGGGTCATCAACCTTGCCAACCACCGTGCTGATCTGCTCGGCGTTGGCCTGAATCAGGCCCTCGGCATTCTCTACACGGCTGATCGTCTCTTGTGACTGAATCGCCAAGGCGGCCAAACCGTCCGTGATCGACGCGTAGTCCCCAATCAACTCCCAGTACGCTGCATCAGTGACTGGCTTGCCTGCTGGAACTGCCTTCTTTGCCCGGTACATTTTGCCGTCAGCAAACACCACCGTACCCACGGCATAGGCGTCGCTGACATTCCACTCGCCGGCGCTAAGCAGCTCCTCAACCTGACTGTTGACCTCATCCACACGCTGATTTAACTCGCCCAGTTCAAGCGTCAGCTCTCCGACTGTATCCTTGATGCTCGGGATCTCGCGGATATTGCCCATCAGCAAATCACCCATCCCGCCAGCCACGATCTCCTCAGTGATCAGCTTGTTGTAATCGCTGGCCACCTGACTGGGGACGCCGCGCACGCCGGGTGCAGATTCCGCTGGGTACCACGGACCCTGCGTCCCATTCTTGTCGATCAACCGCGCCCAAAAGAAATGCTGCGTGGTGATCGCCAGCCCCGTCTGCTCGAACGAGTCCGAGGGATACGCGAAACTGCCAGCCGGCAACGAATCAGCAAACTCCTGCGTAGGGCTATAGCGGATCTCGGTACGCTCGATGATGTTGGGGCCTGTAGGAAAGCCCCAGCTCAGTCGGATACCCCACGGGATTGAGGCGGTGATCAAATGGGTGACTGGTTGCGGCGCCGACACCTCACCATTCAGTTGCGTCAGCGCGGACGTGGCCCACAGGCTGGATACATCCAGCACGTTGATGGCGCGCACACGCGCAACGTAGCCGCCGGCGTAGATGTTGGGCACCTCCACACTGGTCGAGCCGGTGCGGGACATGCTTACCCATTCCGAGTTATCCCGGCGCCATTGCACCTCATAGGCCACAGCATTGGCGGCCGCATCCCATGAAATGACCGCATTGTGCCGGGCCTGGCCCTGAGCCAGAACGTGGTACGAGGTGATCACTACATTGGCTGGTAAACCCTGTACTGGAGGCGGCACCACGCTGATGGGTGGCGTCTCAACTCGGGTTTCGTAATCAATGGCCGCGTGTTTGCCGTCCACATACTGCAGTGCGGTGATGGTGTGCTGCAGGCCGGCACCCTCGCTCACCGTCAGCACGCGGTATTTTTGCGTAGCAAGATCCGGCGCACTGATCGACCAAGCGGCCTCACTTTGCGGCGCCTGGCTGAACGGCGTAGCCACAGGAATCACCTGCAGTTCGGCGCCCTGCCCCACACTGGCTGCCACGACACGCGTCTGCGAAACGCCGCTGGGCAGCACCACGGTCAGGCGGTCGCCGGCGGACACGCGCGCGGGCGCATCCAACGTCACGGCATTGACGGTGGCCGACTGGATCAGCCCGCCGATCCGGCGGCCGGCCAGATGAGCATCCGCCACCTCGATCACCTGCCCAGGCTGGGCGAGCGTGCCCGACAGGCCTACAGCAAATGTCACGCTCTCGGTTTCCATCCGCGACGTAAACAGCGCACTGCGCCCGATACGTTGCGCTTGGCCCTGTGATGTACAACCGAATGCGGTCAGTTCGACTTGGCGCACACCGTAACGAGCGATACCCTCGGGGTCCTCAACCACCTCCACCTTGGCTCGCCCCATGTCCGTCTCGTCGTTCCAGGACACAAGAGCGACGGTGTAGCGGGTTTTCAGGCCTGAACCAGTGTAATTAAACTGCCCGTCCACTACGTTGGCGTTCGAGTAGGTATAGACGGCATCGCGAGGCATATCAGCAACAGCCAGTACCGAACCATGGGCGTAGTAAGCCATCCCTCGGAAGACAGACGCCAGATCCTGCAGCACCTTCCAGGCCTCGGCCTTGTCCTGCAGGTACACGTTGCACGAAAAGCGCGGCTCGGTACCACCTTTGCCATCTGGAACCAGCTCATCACAATACCGGGCAATCTGATAAAGCGCCCAGCGGTCAACCCAGCCGGCGGGCAGCAGCCGGCCTAAGCCGTCGCAGGCGTTCGTAGCGAGATCGTAAAACACCCAGGCAGGGTTGTCTGTCCACGACATTTTGAACGTACCGTCCCAGGTCCCCGCGTAGGAGCGCGTCCAGGCGTCGTAATTGCTGGGCACTCGCACCACGCGCAGGTACAGGTGATACGCACGCGTCGGGATCGACTGAAACTGCTTGGCGTTGACGCGAATCCCCACGCACGCCGACATCGGCCGGCGCAGTTTGGCGTCGGTCACCTCCGTGATGGAGTCCACATAGGTCACATCACTAATGGTGGAGTTACTGCTGTTGGGTGTCAGGCGGCGCACGCGTATGGACCAACCGGTACTTGCGCGCGGCAGGTCAATCCGGTGCGAGCGAGAGTATTGCTGCGTGGTTTTGCCGTCGAAAGCGCCGCGCAGCACCTCGGCAAAGGCGGAGCCGTCAGTGGACAGCTCAATCGCATACTCGACGCGATAGCCGGTTATGTCGCCGGTCTCCGTCGATTGCTGCTTCAGGCCGCGCACGGACAGACCCACGCGTACACCGGAGATGTGCACGTTCTGGATGGCGCGTGTGAACGGCTGGTCCGAGCGCAGCTCGACATTCACGGCAGTAGAGGACTCAGCAGCGGGGAAGCCTGGAATATAGCGCTGGTCCTGCGTGCCAGCACGAAACTCCAGCTGCACGTCTTGAAAATTCAGCGATCCGTCTTCGTTTTGTATGGGCGTGTTGTCCAGGTAGACCGAGCGCAACGGATTGTTCTGATCCACAAAACCATGAATGGGCCCGGCGCTAACCAAATCAATCACAGACGCATAGGCGATGGAATGCAGATTGTCCTGGTCTTCGGTAGGCGTGCGCGTGGACCCGCCACCGCCCTTCCCGCCCTTGTACCCTTGAATGCTGTAGCCGCCAGATACAGAAACGGCGCCCTCTGGCGCCGCAATGTTGTAGTCGAGAAGCCGCATTACATCTGATCCTCTGAGTAAATACCTGCCGATACCACCGCAGAGCCGACGATTTTCTTACCGTAGCCCAGCGGCACCGGGTTGCCCTGGGCGGTCGTATTCACTGGGCCGTTGAAGTTGTAGCTCGCGCCGTTCTCAGGTCGGTCGGCCGTGCTCAGGCCCTGCTGCGTAGGAGCCAGCATCTGAAAAACACCTCCGATTGCCATACCCACACCGGCAGCGAGCATCCCCATTGCCACTGCTGCGTTCAGGCCTGGGATCATGAACGCAGCAGCAACAAGCGCCACCCCCAGCACTGTCTGGAACACCCCCCCACGCTTAGCACCACGAATAACCGGTGCAATCCTAATCTCGTCCTGACCAGCGGGCGCCTGCAGGGTTTCCTCGTTGATGTTGGTCTTGGCCAAGAAGCATGCATAGGACATTCCCCGGTCGCCCGAGGTCATCATTTCCCGCTCAAACCCGGGAAACAGCACACACAACGCACGGATAGCCTCCGCTACCGAGTTCACGGCCAGACGGTGTACGCGCCCGAAGCGAGCGCCTAACTTCCCGTACAAGCGCACAGTGCGCAGCTCGTCATCAATATCAGTAGCGACAATCACAGCAGCTCCTTGTGTCGAATGATTTTGCGAGTGATTTGGGACCAGTACCCACCGTACGGAATGCGCTCGGACAGGTACCCATAGGCGTGGTGCAGCATGGCGTCGGGCACCGGGTGGGCGTGGGGCGCCTCAGCCAGCGGAACATCGCCCAGAAAGACAGCCGCATGGTTCACGCGATCGCTGCGCAACTGCATCAGGATCACATCGCCCGCCCGCGGCCCATCGTCCGCCTCAACAAAGCCCGCTGCGGCGAAGTTATCCAGGTACAGCTCTTGTTCCCCCTCCCACCAACCGTCCTCACGCTCGAAATCCGGCAGTTCAATGCCACGCTCGCGCCGGTAGTAGTCCTGCACCAGGGTGTAGCAGTCCAGTACACCGTGGTAGAACTGGCGGCCGATCAGCGGCGCCTGGTAGCTCTCTGGACAGAACGATTCGATACCGGCCACCTGTGGTGCGGCCTCACCAGGCATGACCGACACAATCAGCCACTCCAGCGGTTTGACATGCTCGGCCATGGCTTCACACGCGACCCGGTCCGCCTGACTGGGGGTGGCAGGCATATTCGGATGGGAGTGCACGAATGCGATGATGTCGCCCAGTTGCTCAGCGGCTGCCCAATCTTCCGGACGCGTGGCGAAATAGTCTTCCGGCTTTGCTGCCGCATTCACACCCGGCATATACATCTCGCGCCGGCCGGTAGCCACTACAAAGCCGACGGCCTCGCGCGGATATTCAACCAGAGCGTGAGCCTTGATCGCATCAATGGTTTTTTTCTGCATACGTCACCCATAAAAAAACCGCCCAAAGGCGGCTATCTGAGTCGGTCAGCGGCAGGTTCGCCGCCAAAGTTAATTTCTGCCTCCGTCGGCGTACAGCCCTGCTGGGCAGCGAAGCGAATCTGGCAGCTACGCACAAAGCCGGGGCACCGATCAAGTGCAGGATCACTGACCGGGCTGTCGTTCTTATCGAACATTGCAGACCCTGTGTAACCGCAGTAAGGCCCTCGGTAGCCCCCTATTCGGGTCCAAGCGCACTGTGTTGTGATCTGGCGTGCTGGCAACTGCTGACCTTGAAAGTCCAAGGGACTGGACAGCTCAAACTCCACAATCTCCGCATTGCTAGAAGTGCGCTGCTCGATCAGCCAGACCTCATCTGGAAAGGCCTGAGTCGGGTCGGCTGTTGGATTGCCGGCTTCGAAGTTGGCCGCATCCAGATACTTGGCCAGGGTCCGGCGCCGGATGAACCTCGCACCTACCAGATCGCCGTACATGCGACACATGGCGGAGATCACGCCAGGAATGCGTTTGCCCTGAGAATCCAGACCGATGTTTCCTACGCGCACCGTCGGTGCAGGCTGTCGGCCCTCGCCTACCCGCTGAAATCCCGTCGCCTCTATGGCCCATGGCTCGTAACGTTTGCCCTGCCACCAGATCGGCTCGTCCTGCGGGTAACCATGAAAGCGTGAGGTACCCGCCCCTATATCCTCAGCATCCAGCTCGAAGACCTGAACAATCGCGCCGGGCTCGAGTTTTTGAATTTCGCTGTTGATCATCATGGCCGAAATCCTCGCTCAAACGTGGCCGACAGTCGCCAGGCCTGGCCGCCCCCATGAGGCCTGGAATAGGCCTTGCACTTGACCACAATGGCCGTGCTCTGCCCTGGCGGCGTCCAAAGAAAGGAACGCCAGCCGCCATGGCTGTCTAAAAAACCTTGTATTTCCTTGATCCGCTCCTCGCGCCCGAAAAACGTCAGAGGCCAGGTCGACTCACGGGTATTGAGTCCATCTCCGGCATTCTGTTCATAGCCATCACCAAACTTGGCAGACAACACGCGAAACTGTACCTCCTCGGCCACGTTCTGCTGCTCCGGGGCCCAGGCGAATGTTTCCATCATCGTGAGTACCCATTTTGTCGATTCCACAACAAACCACCCTGGCGCATCTCGCGCACCAAACCCTGCTGAACCATGCCCGCAACCATCTCGGCCAGTTTTCGCCCCTGCTGTGCGCCAGCCCCGTCAACCTGGGTCTGAGCGGTGCCGTCGTTGGCGATATTGACCTCGACGTTGATCTGGATAGGCTGGCCGCCGCCCCCGGTGCTCGCTGGCACTGTGTTGGCTTTCTTGAGATAGGAGGTCAGATCACTGTTCTGGCGGGGGCTTAGCACGCGTTCGCCCTTGTCCAGCAGCCAGGTGCCCTCGCGCGGGATCTGGTCGATTCCGCTGTGGGCCATGCCACTTAACGATGTAGCGGCCATTATGCCGACCGAGGTATAGCCAAGAATGCGCATTTTTTCAGCGATAGGTGTTCCCAGAATCGGGCCCAGCTCTGCGCGTGCGCGAGTCGCTGCTGCTTCTGTATTAATAATCGCTTGTGCAATACCAGCCGCTTTGCTCGCTACAAACATTGCTTTATAGGCAAGACTACCCTCATGTCCTAAACCTTTCAGCATTGCAGCCGCATCGCCTGTAACGGACGCGAAGTTAGCTAACGTTGCTGAGCGCCAAGCGTCTGCTAGCCCCTCTTGCTGCTTGTTATAGTCTTGATTGATCTTCAAGACTGCCGATGCATAAGCTTGCTCATTGCCCTCTTTAGTTTTCAAATACTCTTGATGCTTTTGGATTTCGTCAGCGCGCCACTTATCCAACTCTGCCCGAGCCTGGGCAAGGCGGATTAGCTCGCCAGAGGCACCACCAACACTGGCATCTACTCCATCGAACTTCGGCGCAACACTGATATTGCTCGTGACCAACTTGTTCAGCGAGGCTTGATATTGCTCTGCGCTTAAGCCCGCTTCGCGCAAAACTTTTATCCGCTCTTTAAATTGATCGTTGGTTCGCTCTTCTTCCGTACGAAGATCCAGCATCAAGGACTTATAAGCCTCCTGGGCAGCTTTCGTTTTTTCAAAAGCCTCTTTAGTCGCCAACAAAGAGTCAGCCATTTTTAGCTGCTCTGGTGTCGCACCAGCGACGCGCAACTGATAGCGCTGCATCTCGCTCTCGGACATACCAAGAACAGCCACTTGATCGCGAAGTGTTTGCAGCAGACGGGCGGACTCCTTAGCTGCGTTTGCGCCACCTTTAGTGCTATCGCTAGGATTGGTGTTGGCATAGATATTCTTGATCTGTGCTTCTGCTTCCTTGCTAACAGCAATCGCAGCCTCAGCCTGAGAAAAGCCTTGCAGCATATTCTGCAAAATACCGCTTGCCACATCACCCGATACCTCCCCACGCGCGAAGGCATTTGTTGCAGCGATAAGAGCCTGAGTCTTAATCGCCAGCAGCTCAACCTTCTGCCGCTCAATATCTAAGGCTCGGATATTATTCTGAGCCGCTTCAATGGCCTTCTTGTCCTTATCATCAATAGCAGACTGAAGTTTTTTGAACGCATCAGTCTGAGCCGTGACGATGCCAGCCATTTCTTGCTGAAGTGAGTTCGCGCCAGCCTGTGCTGCTTCAAAAGCCCCTAACTGCTTGGCGCTCATGCCTATTACGTCACGCGCATCAGTCAACTTCTTCAGGTATTCATCCCACTTCTCTATCCCGAGCGCATCGTTGAGGCTATTCAAGCCACTCGCGCTTCCCTGCGCCGCAGTTCGAATCTCTTCATGCTTTTTGGCCAGGCGTTCTGCCACTGCCCCGTGTTTTTCTGCTCGATCATTGGCTTTTGCGAGGATGGAGGCCAGCTCATACCATCTATCAATTTTGGACTTATCTACAACTCCGGCCTCGGCGGCTTTACGCAGCGCAGGCTCCAGGCTTTCACCGGCATCATGCAGACTCTCCAGCTCCCTGCGGAACTCGCGCCATTGCACATGACTCCATGCCGATCCAAACTCGTTAACGCCTCTTGTTGTCGAACTCTGTAAGCGCTTCCAGGCATCAGTAGCCTCATCTGCTGCCTCGGCTTGTTTCTTAAGCTGTTCGTTAATCACTAACTGCCTAGATGCCGCATCAAGCGCCTGAAACTTCCTCACGGTTTCATCTAAAGGCTCTCCAATATCAATGAGGCTTTCTTTGGCTTCGTCCGTGCTTTTTGAGAATGCCAGCCATGCCGTCGCAGCTAAACCAGTTGCAAGGGTTATGGCTCCGATCGGACCACCAACCAAGCCGAGCATAGAGGTCCCTAGCGCCCTAGTGGCGGTCGCAACTGAAGCAGACGCCGCCGCAAGATTCCTTTCTGCATTTGCCAAAAGGGACGTGGCCACCAATTTTTCTTTTTCACTGACTGCCGCAGCCAGGGTCGCCCTAGCTTGCTCTACGCGGGCTACTGCTACTGAACGGGCTGCAAGGGCAGCAGCTCGGTCTGCATTAGCACCAGCAATTTTTGCTACTGTTAGCTTGCCCGTCTCTATTCGAGCCAGACCTGTTTTAACGGAGTACGCGGCTAAAGCAGCCCCGCCCACCACCAAGCCAGCATTCAAAACACCACTTAAGTTTTCACCCAGAAGCCCCAACCCCGACGCTAATGCGGCAGTGGCACCACTGGCCTCATTTTGCCAGCCAATGTACTCCCCAAAGGCAGTATTCAGATTCGTTAGGGCGTCGCGCACCGTAGTGGGCATACCCTCGACCTGCTTGATGACAGGCTCGTACGCTGACACTAATGCCTTAGCCATCATTTCGGCGGAGATTTTTCCTTCAACGCCCATTTGACGGATTTCCGCAGCTGTTTTTCCTGAGCTTTTAGCCAAATGCTCAACAATTGTGTCCGCTGTACTGTAGATCGTCATCCACGCCTGAGCGTCCACTCGACCACGCTGGAAGGATTTGGCCAACGCTTCCATAGCTGCCGCACCACGCTCTGCATTGGCGCCATTGATCACCAGCAGGCCCGAGAACGCATCCACTGCGTCAATACTCTGATCCAGGCTCAGCCCCATTTCACGCAGCACGGGCGAGAGCTGGATGAAAGCCTCGCGCGTCTCATTGATATCGCGAAATGTCAGTTGAGCCGACTGCGCCATGCGCTGCTGGGCACGGTCGTATTCGTCGGCCGTCTCTGTCGCCATGCGCATGCGGCTGGCGTACTGGCCCCAGTTGTCAGCTGCATCAATCACATGCATCGCAGAGAAACCGGCTAGCGCTGCCTTCAGAACGCGATTGATTGTGGCGGCCGAAGCTGCGGCCTGATGATCAGTGTTAGCCAACTCCTTATTAAGGCCCTCTACGCTTGGTGTTGCGGTGCGTGCGGCGCCGCCTACCCCTGCCATTCCGCTACTGACCCGCCGGGACGATCCGACGACACGGATGCCCGCGGCTTCCATCGCGGCCAACGCCTGCTCCAGATCCTTGGCTTTTTGCTCAGCGGATCGGCTGTCAATGGTGATGGCCAGGCGAGACTCTTGCGCCATTCAAATTCTCCAGACGAAAAAAAACCCGCCTAACCGGGTTAAGTAAGCTCGCCTTAACGGCTAACTCATATTATTTTTACAATAAGGTGAGGCTTCGATGAGATTCCCGTCTGGCACAAAGACAACTACTTTGGCGCCAGTGTATCCAGAATCTCCCAACAATTTATCGCCCGAACGCTTTAGCTCATAGCTTGCACCATCCTGAAAGTGCAGGCGCCCATTCGCGTACTTGGTACTGCCAAGAGCGTTTTTCTCCAAAAATGACCAGCAAGACACTCCCCTTCCATCCGCATTGATTTGAATCGTCATCAGGTATGGTCCGGCAGTGCCTGTCCACGTTCCAACAATATCGGCGCTAGGAGCAACAGGAGCTATTTCCGCAAAGCGATTATTCAACATATCATCCAGCGGTGAAGCACAGCCAGACAAAGCTGCAGCTACCGCCAGCGCACCAAAAATTCTCATCCCCACCCCCACAAAGTCAATGCGGAGATCATAGCCAACGACGAAATCCCGCGCTAGGCGGTGCCGCTGCACGTCTTGACCTGAAAGTATCCGATCGGATACAATCCAACTCATGAACACGATCAACCGCACCGAAACATTCAGCACTTGGCTAACAGGGTTGAAAGACCTCAAGGCCAGGGCGAAGATCGTGGTTCGCATCAAACAAGCCGGTCAAGGCAATTTCGGAGACGTGAAGCCGATTAGCGATGGCGTCTGGGAAATGCGCATCCACTTCGGCCCTGGCTACCGCCTCTACTATGCCCGTGAAGGCCGTGTGGTGTATCTCCTACTTAGCGGCGGTGACAAGTCCACCCAAAAGCAGGACATTAAGACCGCCATCGCTATGTGGAAACAAATCCAGGAGGATCAGTCATGACCACCATCAAAACAGCCCCCTTCGACGCTGCCGAATACCTTGACAGCGAAGAAGCCATCGCCGAATACCTATCCGCTGCTTTGGAAGAAGACGATCCCGCCCTTTTCCTATCTGCACTTGCCGATGTAGTCAAAGCCAGAGGCATGACCAAGATGGCGAAAGACGCCGGCGTTGGTCGGGAGAGCCTATACAAAGCCCTCGCCCCTGGTGCCAAGCCTCGGTATGACACTGTGTTGAAACTAGCTCGTGCTGCCGGGGTCAAGCTTACTGTAGAGCCGCTTCACGCCTGACAGTCAACGTGCTCGAAGCCAAAGGCGAAGGCCTTATCCTGCATGCGGTTATCAGCGCCATGGTGGATGGTGCCACGCCTGTGTGCGCCTGGCGAGAACATCTCGGACTAACTCAAGCTGAAGTTGCCGCTCGTACAGGCGTCAGCCAATCTGCCTACGCCCAGCAGGAAAATAGCGAACGGCTGCGCAAGTCCAGCATCAAGCGAATCGCAGCCGCGCTTGGGATATCGGCTGCTCAGCTTGATATCTAACCCAATCCTTTAGCCGCTTCCCAGTTTTTTTTATGCCCGCCCTTTAGCCAATCTCAAAAAAAGATTAGGTGGCTATAGTATCTAGACGCCAAGACGCACCACCCTTTCCTTGGTAAGTTACGGACTCCTACTTGAGTATCTATGATGGAGTATTTATGACTACGCGCATCGCAAGCTTAAGCTTGCAGGGCCAAAGCCTTACCGTTCAATTGCAGGTGGATGAGGGCATGATAGTGGGGGTCACAATCGAAAGCCTTCCGGGTGACCGTGACACATGGACCCTCGGACAAATAAAAGAGGCAGCTCTTAAATCGGCCGCCTCACGACTTCCTGGGCAATAACCTAGCACCGATTTAACCTCTGCCGGAGGATGCTAGATTAGCAACCTCCGCAGCAAGCATGCTCAACTGGCCCGAAGCGCACATAATGCTGGCATCCGCCGCAGCCTGTCGTTTCTGGATATCCAATAGCACAGGCCCCAGCGCCCATAATAAGAACCGCACGTACAAACGCTTCAACATACCAACTCCTTCGCGGTCACTCCCGCTCTAAACGGTCAATCGCAAACACCGCCGCGTCCAACTCTCTCCTGGATAACGGCGTCCCATATGCCTCGACCACGGCACTGATATTCGCCGTAGTCAGAGGCAGCGGCACAGCTCCACCCATCCCCACCGCCACGCCCCGGCACCGATCAGCCGCGCAGTACACGCTGATGATGTGATCGGTGATCGGGTCGGTAGGCGGCTCGTCGGGCACTTCCGCACCCAGGGCCGAATAGATCAGTTTTCGCTTTTGGCTTTGCCCGGCCCACTCTTTTTCCCACTGGAACCGGGCGACGGCTTTTCCACGGTTTCCTGAACCTCCTTCTGAGCGCCGGCTGCTACCTGAGCCGCAGTTGCAATCACCCAAACAAAGAGATCCGTGTTGCTGGCCAGGAGCTTGGCTGCCCCCTCCGGCGAGTAAGGGACTGCATCGCCGGCATCGTCCAGAATTTCACCCTTCCAATCCTTGATGATGTAGCGGCCCAGTAGCTGGCACTGCACATCATGCTCACGGACATCGTTGCCAGAGACGCTGATCGAGGTCAGGCGCTGGCCTGCGTCCTCTCGGGCGATCAGGCGTCGGGCTCGCTCCAGGGCGATCTGGTAGGCCTCGGTGTCCAGGCCGGCGAGCTTGAAAGAGACGTCTTCGTCAAAATCCTCCCAGCGCTCATGCGTGGCGGCTGGCTCTTGGCGGTTGATTGTCAAAGCCATGAATGCTCCTTATGGTCCTGGCGCCGCAGCAGGCGTGCGCGTGATAGTGGGTGCTTGTTTAGCCACGGTGTAGTTCAGCTGGATCTGGAGAATGTCGGCCTTGCCACCGCTGGGCAGCTCGCCATCGATTTCCACTGCGGGCAGCGAGATCTCGTATTTGTTGCCCAGGCTGTCGGTGATTGGGAAGGCAATGGCAATGGGCGTGCGCGTGAACTGGTTCTTCCACAGCTCCCACGCCTTTTTGGACCAGGCCAGATTCACAGTGCCGGTAATGGCGGCCGACGTTTCGATCAGCGCACCCGGCCCCAGGCGCTCAGCCCCGAAGCACCGCTGCGTCTGCAGGTTGTTATCGATGTTCAGGGTCAAGCCGGAGACGCAGGCCTGGCCAGCCAGCGAGACGCCGTTCGCTTTCACGTCGCCCACGCTGATCGAAGACATGAACGGCGTATCCGTGGGCGCTGCTGGTGTGGTCGCAAACGGCGTTTCCTTATCCTCATAGTCCAGGCAAGACATCGAGAACGTCACTGTGGCTTTGCCCTCTTCCGGCACTTCCAATGCCATAGAGCTGACATGCGCGCCCTTGAACAAGGCATAGACACCGACATCGCGGTAGCCCTTGGCAACGGTGAAAGTAGTGCGCGTCTCGCCCACGGTCAGTTTATTGGCCGTCCAGGCGCCATAGAAGGCGGCAGCCAGCAGGTCGTCAAACGTGCCGTAAGACAGCTCACCCGTGATGTCGCCGGCGATGTCTACACTGGTGGTGATAGAGCCCTGACCGATGCGTGAGTCCGTGATTTCTTCGGACTCTTCGGTGTTGGGCGTGGGGGTCAGGGTGTTGCCGGTGACGCGCAGGGTCTGCCAGCCAGAGCTGGGCGTGACGCCGGGCGTGACCTCCTTGACGATGTGGGTTGTGACTTTTGCACCGCTGGACATGGCGTGCTCCTATGATGGCGTAAAAAAACCGGCGCTTGGCCGGGTCAGTTGAGTGTTAGGTGTGTGTGGGTGAAAGGAAATAAAAAAGCCCTCACAAGGAGGGCTAAAAGATAATACGCGGCCACAAATGGCTAAGCGCCTACGTGCATCCATGCTTTTACTTAAGGAGCGTCATCATTCTTAGATTCGGCTTGAGACTTCCCTTTAACCCGGTCTTTTAAGAACCCGGCAATTACTGCGCCCACAGTCGTGATAGCTACAGCAATAGCCACCTTTTCATGGCCCATGACCGCTAATATCAAAATTAAGCATAATGCCCCCCAAGTCAACTTCTCAGCGACTTTGCGGTTCTGATCGTTATCGCTCTTCGCATAATCAAGTGCGCGACTTTCAATGCTCCTCTGATGGGCTGCATTTGCTTGAAACTCATCGCGAATGATCTGGGCAGTTCCTGGAAGAGCGGCATCATACATAGCCAACTGCTTGGGAGGAGGCATTGGGCCAGAATGAAGTTCATGCCTTACGGCTGACACGGCTACCCGCGTAGCCTCTTTCTCTATGAGAGACTGCAGATCCTCATTCAGCTCCCCTTCTTCCACAGGCTCAGCATCAAATTTCGGCAAGCTCTCTGTTTGCTCGATCGTCTCGCCCGGGGACGGACTCGGCTCTGCGTGCGTCTCGTTCGCTTCGCTCGATGGCGGCTCGGAATTGATCCTCAAGGATTCCACTTGCTCGCTGGAGCTCTTCTGCTCGTCGTGCAAGGCTGGCGAATCTGGATGAGATGCGCTGCTGATCTTCGCTGAGTTCATGGAATTGACGGATTCGTTCTGCAATTTCTGGCTCCCGCTGCTCAAAACTACGCACAGCCAAGTTCAACTGATCGGCGGTGCGCGCCCATGCTTTGAGCATAAGATTGTCTGCAAAATGAGACACAATCTCTTGATAATTCGTCGTAGGCTGAATCGAGTAGACATCTGGCAGAGAGCTCAGCACACCCGACACCTTTTTGTGTATGGATGAGTACTTCATGTTTAGCTCCAATTTGCCCGAGTATCGGTATACCCCGGTCGACAAAAAAGCTCTCCTCGGCACTATGGCTCGTGAGGAAAGCTATTTGTCAAAGATTTACTTACGTAAATTGAATATAGCACAAAACATGAAAATCGCCCGGTCTGCATGTCGTGACCAAGATATTTATAGCCACACCCTCCTGGCGGGGCCGCCCGCAAAGGGCAGCCCCGGACTTTTCAAAGCTCTTCCACCCTTTCGGGCTCGGTATCTACCAATTTAAGGCTGCCAAGAGAACAAGAAGCCGGTTCGCAGCCGGCAATGCATTGATTGATAGTTCCTATCCAGCCCTGAACCGAATATTGACGTTGATCTGATAGAAACCCAGGCCCTGCGGCCGGCCAACGGAGTCGCCGGTACCGACGTCCACCTGACTGGCCTCCAGGCACTCCAAATCGCCCTGTGACCAGTAGGAGAAATGCTCTTCCAGCAAGTCGGCCAGGCGATTAAGAGCCCCTACTCCAGCGCCGATACGGTCGAAGCACTGAATGGTGATCAGGCCAGGCTTGCGGCTGTGCGGTCGGTCAGCCATACCTGCCATGAAGGCTTGCCCATGCTGGATACTTAGGCGACACCACAGCCCCGACTCGGGCGGCGTAAATGCCGTCAGGGCGTTGGGATAATCAATGCGCGCCTGGTCAATACCGGGAAAGACTGACATTCGCGTCGTGATAGCGCGCCGGATCTGCTCAAAGGTCATTTGGTGTGTTTCTCCACGACAGCGGCGAAAGCTACGCCGTACACCCCGGCGGGCGCCTGGCCTGAATGGCCATCTTCCAGCGCCTCGCCATAGGGGATGTTGTTCTGGATGATGGTTTCGCAATATGGACTGACGGCAGAGCCGATGGCCTCATTGCCAGCTTGTAGCGTCTCGGCTCCGGATGGGTCGATTTTCTCCAGGTCATAGCCTAGATCCACCCCGTCGATGCTGACGCGGTGATTTGCACGGTACGCGCCGGAGTCCACGGGCGAGCCCGCCACCACCGCGACTAGGGTTTCCACGGCAACTTGGTGTCGCTTCTGCCCGAGATCCTGCTCCACCACCTTAATGAACGCCGTGGGCGGTTTGCTCCAGCCAGTCGTCATGTCACACCTTCCGTAGCTGAAGAGTCCAGCTGGCACCAACTGGATCCTGGCCGACATTCAGCACTTCCATGCCGTTGATCTTGTCACCCACCTTTGGCGTGCTGTCCACATCGCCTTGCAGCGCAGTCAGCTTGGAGTCCGTGGCCAATATCCGGATGCCATCGATCAGCTCCAGCTTGTAGCCTCCGATGACGCCTCGGCCGGTATAGGTGATCTCGACCTCTGGCCAGACCTCATTCACCGGGTCGTAGGCGGGTCCGCGCTCGATGCGCCGGCCCGTGAACTCGGTCACCGCATCGGCCAGGTCGGCATTGAATGCTTCCGCTATATCGGCGGCGATTTCGTCGCGTAAACCCATATCACGCAGCCTCTCGAAAGGCCTTGCACATCAAGCAGTGTGCATAGTTAACCCACCCCTGACCGTTGCATATTCGGTCACGTGCGGACTCACTGGATACCCTAAAGCCAGATATGACGCGCAGCGTTTGGGCTTCTACTTCAATTTCTTGAAGCGTCAATTCTTTGCATGAAAGCATGTCAACCACCCATCAAGTAGGCAAGATGCGCGTCACACACGTCTTTCAGGTGCTTTTGCAGCATCAGGAGAGTGAGCCCGTCCGCGTCTTTTGCGGCTTCAGCCACAGATCGAATCGCAGACTCATAGTCATAGCCCTTGCTGTCCACGGCAGAAAGCTCGGTAAGCTGATCCATTTTCAAGTCCTTTTCAAATAGACAACGCCACCCCGCCCCATCCAGGGTTTGAGCAGCGCCAGGGCGAGCCGCTCGCCCGCCGTCAGTTGCTGGTAGTTGGACGCAAAGGTTTTACTGGACTCGACCGTGTCGGCCTTCACGGACTTGCTGGTCACGCCCACCTCGGTCGCACGGTAAAGCCGGTCGGCCGCCGCTTCTATAGCGACCTCGGCGCCAGCCTGTTTCCATTGCGGCGGCATAGGGTCCAGACTGGGCAGACGCTGCTCACCCATCCAGGCATTGGCCAGTAGCACCGCACGCGCCTTTTTGTCCTCGGCAGCCCATGACTGCCCCATCAGCTCGTCCACTTCTGAAACAGTCACGTACTCCATGGCTATTCCGCAGCAGGCAGCAGCGCCAGCAGCTCGTCCTTGCTGGCTTTTGGATCGAAATCGATACCCAGGCCTTTCAGGTACTTGCGCAGGGCAGGCAGCCCCATTTGTGCCGGCTCCAGACCTTCTTCCTGACGCTCGCCCTCGGGCACGACGTGAACAGGCACATCGAGCGCCTCGTACGCTGCAACGATCTCGGGGTACTCCCCCATAACCGCTACTTCTTTGACACCGCTTTCGGGGCCTCGAAAATAGATCGGGTTGCGTACGGCCACGGGCTCGCCCTCAGGCAAGAAAATTGCCGCCTGAGTCGTATACAGGATTCTCATGATTACTCCTGAAAAGCGGGGCCGAAGCCCCGCAGAGGTTTAACCGCCCGACTGGTCTGGCGTCAGATCAATCAAAACACCAGCAGTCGCCTTATCGCTGGTCGCGTACTTGCTCCAGTTAGCACCGGCGCCCAGAGCTGCCAGATTCGGATTCACGCCCGACGCCTCCTTCCAGGAATAGCCCAGCAGATCCACATTGAACGTGCCTTCAGCGCGGTAACCCAGCGCCAGGTTTTCTTGGTGGTTAATGAGGTAGGAACGCACACCGGGAACTTGGGACTCGGTAAGCGTGACCGCTCCAGCCTGCAGGCCGAAGATGCTGTTACCCGGCACTTTGTCCGAGACCAGCACAGGCTTGCCCATGGTCCCGGGTGTTCCGCCATAGATCACGATGCCGGCTTCTTCGTAGATCTTCTGGTCGATCGCATCATCCACCAGGTCGAAGTACGTGGCGGAATCCATGCCGAACAAGGCGATACGGTTGAAGCGGTCGCCGAACTTGCGCATACCTTTAGTCAGGACCTTCTTATGATCCGTCGCAAAAGCGGCCTTGGCGACCATATTGGCGTTGGAACCGATAGCAGCGGCCAGGGATGCGAAGGCGACTTCGATGTAGTAATCCAGAGCGGCGTCGGCCATATCCTGGCCCACCAACATGGAGAACTCTTCAGGGCTACGCGCGCGGCGCTTAAAGGCTTCTTCGGTGGTTTCGTAAGGGCCGTACTTCCAGGGTGTCTTGACCCCGATCATTTCGCCGGCGCCGATCTTCTTACCGGTTACGTCGGCAGCCGAATTGACATCGCGGTGCTCAAGCGAGCCGCCAATCTTGTAGAAGGTGCGCTTGCGCAGATCGCCTTCGATGTTTTCGTTGTGCAGCACCAGGGCGCCACCGGAGGATTGATTGAAAATGGCCAGTACTTCCTGGAGACGTTCCAGGTAAGCAGTTTGCGCCAGATCGTTATAGATGATCAGGTCGCTGTTGACAGTGGTAGGCATTGAATGCGCTCCTTATTTGGGTAATTTCAGATAGGCCTCTCGGCCATGATCTTTGACGTACGCAGCAATCTCCGCAGGCGACATCTCGCTGCGCTTTTTGCCGCCCTTGCCGCCTTTGTCGCCGACAGCACCCGCGCCCTGGGCTCGCGGCCACAGATGCGGTGCAGACTCGCGCAGGCCCTCGGCCCATTCGAGTGGGGACAACGGCGTTTTGCCGTCTTTGCCGTAGACAATCTCGCCATCGGCCATCGCGACCGGTTGGCCATCCTCACTTAACTGGAAGACGCTACGCGCACGCAGGATCAGGTCCTCGGCGGCTTCAGGAAGCGCCCCAGCCTTGGCCGAAGCTTCACGGATGGAATCGGCCAGGACCTTGTCCTTGAACCGTGCCGCGAATGCCTCAGCCTTGTCGGCACGCTCCTTTTCCGCTAAAAGCTTCTTCTCTTGATCGGCTCGGAGCCGCTCGGTCCGACGAGAAACCACCTCATCCAGCTTGCCCTCGGCAATCAGACGGGTTTCCTCATCCTGGTCCGCCTTGCTCAGCAGGCCTTTGACTGCATCAAGGTCCAGGCCATCAAACTGAGCCTTGAATTGGTCCAGCTCGCCCTTGGCGGTCTTGACCGAACCCAGCAGCTCCTGGTTCTTGGTTTTTAGGCCTGTGACGGCCTTATCGATAGCCTCCTGCCCTTTTGCGGCCAGCGCCTCCTTGAGAGCAGTGACCTTATCCTCGGGCAGGTCCAAGCCCAGCTCGGCCAGATCGAGATCTTCAAACATGCGGTTTCCCCTTGGGAAGGTTTCGGCCAGCCTCGCCAGCCATAAAAAAAGGCCGCCCCTCGGGCAGCCCAAAAAGAAGAAAACCCGCTCAGAGGCGGGTTATGTGTCGTCTTCCAGCTCCTGTCGGCGCATGGAAATGTTGATGTGCATATGCAGCCATAGCTCGGGCCGCTCCAGCAAAGGGCGGCGCTCGACGATACGGTGCTTCCACCATTCGTGAAACATGAAGTCGCAAGGCTGATGCTCAGTCACCGAATATGCTCTTGAAGGTATCCGCGTCACGGCGACGCAGCTCCTGCAAAGTGTACTGACGCCCACGCGGATCGACAAAGCGACTCAAGTCGTAGCCGCCCTCCTTGTAAAGCTTGTAGCGAGCCGGGCCGAGCCATTCGCGCTGGAACGCCGCATCCTGGCTTCGGAGCCAACTTCCGTAATTGGTGCTGGCCTGTACCTGTCCAACCTTCAGCCCCGCTCTTTCCCGCTGCGCCTTAGTCATGTCCCCCACTGGCCGGAAGCTGGCCGGCCGCAGAAGACGTTCGCCGTCCTCGCCAATCCGGTAGCCACCGCGCACCTTGAGCGAGCGAACAAACGGCCGGTTACCGGGTACGGCCCCATCAAAGCTCGGCACTAACTGAGTCCTACAGTTGTAGTGGTACGGAGGACGCGGAAAGTCCGTATCTATCTCATAGGCGGTACCGTCCATCGCGGCGCAGTACTTGCTGGTGCGCCCGTCCAGCGTGGCCATCACCACCAAGTACTTCACGCCTAATGCCTTGTACGTGTTCTCATAGGCCACATTAGAGACATGATTACGCGCCGTTCGCACGACCCGCTCCACATCCAACTTGCTCCGATGGATCAGCCCGTCTTGGTAGCGCAGTTTGTCGGTGCCGCGCAAGCCCCGGATAATTTCGGCGTTGGTCTGCCCTTCCCCGATCCCCTGCCGGATCCCGGCGTAGATCCGGGCCCGGGCTTGAACGGGGATGTCAGTCAGTAGATCGTCCAGCAGTTGACCACCAAACACCGGCCGGTCAGCGGCGGCCTTGAGCGCCTTGACTGCCGGCACCTTGACCTTGGGCAGGCCGTCAACGGCCTTGCCCATCACCTCGGTGATATAGGCGATCTCGTAGCCAGCCAGCGCCAAAGCACTGGTAGACCATTCTGCTCGGATGGCCCTGTCCAACGCCTTGGCGGCCTGGTCGATCTCGCCCTTCAGGGCTTTGAGCGCATCCGTCGTATAGCGGCCGGCCAGGAATGCCTCCCGCTCGCCAGGGCTTAGGGCCTCCAGTAGTGGCAGCAATTCCTTAGCCAAGCCGGCACCGATGCGGTCCAGTTCCAGCCATAAGCGGTTCACGACCTGCGACGATGCCCGGTAGCCATAAGACGAATGCTGGGCCAGCGCCGCTACGATAGCCCGCTGGGCATCACTCAGACTCGCCATTCTCTACGCCTCCAGGGTTCTCGATGTGCAGCGCCTCTTCGTCATACGAGCGCTCAGGCAGCTTGCCCAGGATCAGATACTGCCAGTAGGCGTCCGCACTGATCTTGCCGGCCATGACCGCCTGCAGCAGTTGCTGGGCGATAGCCGGGTCAATGACCGGCGTGCTGAATTCCGGCTTGACCGTGAACTTTACGCCGTCAGGATTCTCGCCAATCCACTCAGCGATATAGCGCAAACCTTGCTCGATGGCCTCGGCCACCGTCACGACAATAGTGTGTAGCGTCGCGTGCTGGTCATCCTGGCGCGCCTTACGCGCCTCGCCAGACTCGGTTCCGGCCATGTCCATGACCTTGGCACCGGCCTCCAGCGCCGCCCCCTTCTGATCCTGCATCGCTCGGCGCACGGCATCGATACCAGCCCCTTGGAACTCCAGATAGCCACACTCGCCGTCCGGGCCAAGATCCCAGGCTGCTGACGGACCGGTTACCGAGAGCGGTTTATCCGCTTCCAGTCCAGACACCCACGGCTGCGGATGGCTGGTGTAGTGCAGGCTGGTGAAATAGTCGGCGCTGAGCTGATACGACTTAATTGCCGCACGCGCCATGGTCAAGAGTGGCACTTCGTCTACAGCAGGAGCATTATCGGTCGAGCCGCAGTAGATGACCGGTAGGAACTCCAGCCCTTTTGCTACCTGCCCGCCGGTGGCCACCGTACCCAGCGGCCGGCGCTCTTCAATAATTTGCCCATCGCTGCCCTGCACCTCGGTGAAACAAACTCCTCCCTCCAGCACATAAACGCGGTACACGGCCTCGGTATCATGCGAAAAGACATCATCACCCTTTTCGCGGAACTCACGGAACACGGCCAGCACCAGATCCTGACGCCCTTCTACTGTCGCCTCTTTCCAGTTGGTGGCGTTCGTGGCGCGATAGGTAGCGAAGTATGGCTGCCCTTGCTCATCGATATTGATTACTGTTGGCACCCGGCCATGAGACACAGCCTGGCGCACCATACGCAAGAACAACTGCTTGAGGCTGAATCCATCGTCTGTGGCGTTTTGCTCCATGGCCTGCATGCGCGCGGGTAACTCAATCTCAGGCTGCAGCCGCGAGACCAGACCCATCATTGAGCGCAAGCTATCGCGCACCCAGTGCTCGTACTGAGCACGATCACGGTAGCCCTCGTACAGGTAGCGATTGCCGCTGCTGATCTTTTCCGCCTCGACCATACCCGCCGGTTTAGGCAGGTAACCTGGCTTGGCCTTGATAGCCCGCTCACCCTCCAGGGCATCGTCCATCATTTCCCATTCAGGCAGGTGTGCATCGTAGTCGGGATGCGTGGTTGTGACTGACATTACGCCAAGCCTCCAATCTGGCGCTGTCCGGCGCTCGGTTTTTTAATCGGATAACGGTGGACCAGGAAGTAGCCTTGTGCGTCACAAGAATGATCATGACCACTGCTTTTATCCGGTTCACCGTTCTTGTCGTAGGCCTGCTGCTCCAGCGCTTCGGTCAGCACCGGGCAGCGGTCCGTGTTTACTTTCCAGCGTCGCTGCCCTATATCGTTGAGAAGCATGGCGTTCACCGCGTTGACTCTGTCGCGCACTGATGGATTACGGCTGTTCGCCCGCACCGTGAAGCCAGCCTGCCGCAGAATGCTCAGGTCCGACTCGCTCGCGTTCTTGCTGCTGGTGTTCTGGCCGCTGGCGTCTGGGTAGACCACCACAGCATGCCCCCGGTCCTTGAAACGGTCTTTGAGCAGCTTGGCCATGGCGGGTGTGTCCCGCACTTCAGTCAGCTCTGCCACGGTGATCGGCAAATCATCGCGTATCACATTGATGGTGGCCGTCATATTCAGCACGTTGAAGTCCATTCCCACATGCAGCGCCTCGTTTGGTCGCTCCACCTCGGCACTGTGATTGAGCCGCCGGCAAAACGACGGGTACACGCTACCGCTGTTCAAGTTCACAAACCGGCCCTGCAGGTACGCCTCGATCAGTTGCGCCGGGTAGGACTCGCGCAAGGAATCAACATAGTCATCCGGCAGGAACGGATTGCTTGAGGTGGCCGCCTGGACCATCACATAGCCCGGCTTGGGCTTGCGGGCCCAGGTCTCATAAGCAAACCGGAACCCCTCGGGCGTCGAATAGGCGCTCACCCGGTTGAACGGCTTGTCCACGCCTTTGGGCTTTTGACGGTTACGAGCAATGATCTTGCGCCAGGCCGCCTCCGCCTGCACCTTCTTCAAGGTGTCGATCTCGTCCACATGCGCCCGGTAAGACTCATACCCCACGATACGCGCCGGGTTCTCAAGCGTGCGCAGGATGAAGTCGCCGCAGTTGGGCGCACTGGTGTAGATGATGTTTTCCTGCTTGTTGTACTTGTACCGAATACCCAGTTCGGACAGTTTCTCTTCCATCCGTGGCGCCAGGATCAGGCGTACAAGATCGTAAGTCGGCTCATACAAGGCAATCAGGGCATCCGAGGACTCCAGCGCGTCGCGTAGCGCGCAGTTGGCCAGGGTCTCTGTCTTGCCACTTCCAAAGCCACCAATAAAAGCCGGGTACTTGGCCTCAGTCTGAAAGAACCGCGCTTGCGGCTCCGTCATCTGTAGGCGCAGGGTTCGGCTTTGCATTCACAATCTCGATTTGGATCTTGCCCACCGGCGTTTCGTCCGGCGGCGAATTCTTGGCCAGCTCGACCCGTGTGCGCTCCAGGCTCTCGATACGAGCCGTCAGCTTGTCGATCAGGCCGGTGTAGTCTCGCACCTTGCTGGTGGTGGTCACCTGCTCCGTGCCAGCGACAATCTCCCCATCAACAATGACTGGCTCACGCTTCTCGCTATCCAGCTCTAAGGCATTGCCGTACTCGGCTTCCCGAGCCAAGGCACGCATCAGACGTATTCGCGTCAGGCGCAGCTCTTCATCGACCTTGCCCAGTTCGATCTGGGCGGCCAGGTCTTTTTCTTCTTCAGTGAAATATCGGGAGTAGATGCTCCCGGGGGTGGCGGCGTTCCGGTTACCCGTTGGGGCACCGGTTGATTTGCCGCCGTGCATTCGGCAGCGGCCGTTCTGCATCGCCCTGTTGCGACACGTCTGGCCACTGCGGGTCTTGGCTCCGCATGTGGCCATTGTTTCTTACCTCACAGGGTTTGCATGGGGTTGTTGTGGAAAAGAGCCAGTAGCCATTCCCTGATTGCATTCTGGTATCGTTACAAAGCATTTCATAACGAGAGGGAATCATGCGGCGGGGACTTAAGCTCACAACACCGAATCTTTTAAAGGCAGTTGGCCTTTTAGCGCTGTCTGCCTGGAGCACCGGCGCACACGCAGCCAGCTTTGACTGCTCCAAAGCCTCTAATTACATCGAGCATCAGGTCTGTGCGGATCCAAATCTCTCCGCGTTGGATGAGCAGCTAGCCAAGGTCTACAAAGAAGCCCTGGCAAGGCAGCCAGACAGTCCTTCCGTAAAACGTGCACAACGGGCTTGGCTGCGTGAGGTCCGAGCCAAGTGCACTAGCTCCCAATGCTTGAGCCAAGCCTATACCGCACGAATCCAGGACCTCAGCGGCGCTGCACCAGTCATCGCTGCCGCACCAGTCAATGGGCAGGCAGCGGTACCCCCACCCCAGAACCTGCCAACAACCTACCGACTGGCCCCGCTGGCTCAGTTAGATGCATTGACCCTCATCATGGCGTGTAAAGCACAAGGCTTTCCCTTTATTGAGATGCGCCCTGAATATGCCAGACGAAAAACGAGCGGCGCTCTAGAGGTCAAAGAGGTGACATTCCCCGTCGGATGCGGGGTTGAAACGCCACTGGGTGATATTGATGGCGCCGGAGTGGTGTCTGTAATTGGGAAGTCTACGTTCTATGGCTTCATCTATACCAAACAAGGGCGTGCTGCACTTTTCAGCCAACTTGAAGACTTGTAGTTTCGGCTTCACTTAGTTGGCCAGCCTGCCTGAATCCCTGGAGCATCGCATCGATGCCGTGGCCAAGGCTCAGCATTTGTCCCGCTCTGCGTTCCTGGCAAAGGCGGCAGAACGGGAAATGGCTGGCGCGTAAGCCCGATAAGCTCATGCGTAACCAGAACTACCATTTATTTTTTACTCATGAATAAAAAGTTCTTTCTTGCCGTCTTAAGCGGAACTATCGCTACTATTCTCGCTAGCGTTATTCTGAGCTCGACAATAAGTGATTTTTTAGCATCGTCCGCCAGAGACGTTTGGGAAATAATTGTCAGCGCAGGATTTCTACTTGTGGGCAAACATGCTCTGCCAGGGTGGCTTTGGTTGATCTTATTTTTCTTTGCCGCCATAGGCTTACTTGCAATCGTCAGAAAATTCTCATCTTCATCCCTCTCACCAGGGTTTCTGAAATACCGCTCAGACTGTATACATGGCATTAAATGGCGGTGGCAATGGATTGGAAACCAAATTTCAAACCTATGGGGCTATTGCCCCAAATGTGACGCTACTTTAGTCTACGAGGAGGGCTTTGACGTCTACTCACGAGATCAGAACCCTCAGGTCTCATTCCACTGCGAAAACTGCAACGGCCGTAAGATTGGAGCTGTAAAAGGGCACAATCGAAATTATGCTTTAGGGGTAATTGAGCGTGAGATTCTTCGTCGAATACGAACCAATGAGTACGGCGTCGACCCACAACAAGAAAAATAAAACCCGCCAATCTTCCGATGAGCGGGCCTGCCTTATCTTAAAAACCATCCATGCCCAGAGACATGCACCAGCCCGCGTGTTTCCACCTGCTCACGGGCTTCAATCCAATCATCCGCTTCAATTGCCTGCAGGCATTCGCCTTGGATCTCATATAGCAGAGCGACGCGCATTGCCCTCAATGCCTCATCGAAACCGATTACGCAGAGGTAAAACATGGCGGCACCAAAAGATAAAGCCCGGCGATTCCTCGCTCGGGCTTGATTCAAAACCTATAGGCACAGTTGTGCCACCCCCAATGTATCAGTTAGCGTAGCAGTTTGCATCAACTGCATGTATCAGTTTTACCTGCCAAAAGTACACTGACGAAGTCTCGGACTCCTTAACCTGTACCACCTGACCATTTTCGATCAGGCTTTCTAAAACACGACGCACACCTACCCTTACCGCTTGACGGCTGGTTGGGGAAACTTCCAACCCTTTAGTTACATGTCTGACTATCTGGGCCATACGGAACTGCCTGCCTGGATGAGCGCCCATCAGTGCAATGACCTCACTCGCGTACTTCATACAACTTCCCTCCACACCAATTCTTTAAACATCCCCAGGTACAGCTTGTATTCCGGCTCCCGAATCCACACCCCGGTCACGTCCTTAATCCACCGCTGGGCCTTCTCGCGTCGCTGGCGGGCCGGCAGCCCCCGGAAGAAACCGTGACGCTGCGGGTACTCGGCAATGATGATCATCTGCTCGTGATGCGGCAGCGTCTTATGCAAGCGGTCGACCTGCTCGGCCTGCTCCGGCAAAATGACTGGTTTAAGCGCTTCCTCGTCGTCGCAATGCGGCACCACGTCCAGCATGTTCCCCACGCGCTCTCCGGATGCGCACCAGCGAGCCCAGTTCCACAAGATCGAATCAGCGTCGTACCGTTGCATCCCTCTTCTCCCCGAATAGCTCTCTCAATCCTTCCCGCGCTCGTTCTCGTTTTGCCTCGGGCTGCCGCTCCTGGTGCTCTTGCCGCTTCCTGCGCACGAAGTCAACGTGCTTAGACGGGTCCTGGTACATCCAGCTTGGGTATGACATATCAAACCTCCCGGACCGAAATGCCATGGACCTGGAGCATGAGCTTGCGCTTCATGATGTAGTCCCGCGTACGCATGCCCTTGGCATCCTCGATAACGGTCTGACCGGTAGCCGTGTCCGTATACCGGAAGTCAGCCACGTACTCACAGGCGCGCTCCGGCTTTCCATCGTCGCGACGCTGCTTGGGGATCAGCTCGAAGCGGGGCTGCAGTTCCAGGCCGGTTATCTGCCCTGCCCACTCCAGAAATTTGAGCTCGCCATATCGGCCGGCCTCCCGTTTCGAGTCAAAGGCGTGTCCGTCCAGCACGACCTTGCGGTTGCCGTACTTACGCTTCATGCCTGCAGCCTCCGCGGTGAGCTGGGGGCCAGGGCCTCCTGCATTTCACTGTCGCTGAGCTGCTGGAATCCGATGCGCTGGGTATCGGAGCCGCTCTGCAGCACCAGCTTGGCGCGCACGGCATCACCGATCAGCACTGGTGGCTCTACCGGTTGACCGGCCTGGCTGTTCTGCGCCTCAGCAATACCGGGCAGCCAACGGGGGTATTCCAGGCTGGGGCGTGTCGCATAGGCGCGGTAGCGGTTCTCGAACTCACGCGCCACAAACGGCCACTCGTCCTCTTTCTTCGTCCCCAGTGCGATCCAACCGCCCATATCCTGCAGCACCAGCAGAATGATCGGATCGTCAAAGGTCACGCTGCGGTATGTGCCGACGGTGCGCACGGCTTTATCCACTTTGGCCCATGCCACCAAGGCGCTATCCTGGGTCGAGCCACGCAACAGCTTCACAATGTCCGAAGGCTTCGGCACATACTGGCCGTTGTCCGGGTTCACGCAATGCCGGTTTATGGCTTCGCTGACAGCTGGATAATCAAAGGGCTTCATAGCCTCCCACCAGACGTTCAACGCAAAGCGCGATGTGTCCCTGTGGTAGAAGGCATAGACGTCGGCCATAAGGCCAAAGAACTGCTGTTTTTCAGTGTCGTGCATCCCAGGACTCCAAAGCGGCTAGACGGGCAATTTCTCGGTTTCGGGCTTCTAGGGCCTCCTGGCGATTCAAGGCTCCGGACTGCGCTGAGAGCCCTTGTCCGGCGTTGCTTTCCTTGATGCCAAAAAGCCCAGTCCAACCACGCTCAATGCTCTGCTCGATGGCGGCTATGGGGTCCTGCCCAGCGGCATGTAGCTTGCCGAGTGTTCGCAGGGAAAGCCGCTTGGCTGCCTCCGTCCAAGCCTTACCGGATTTTTCTTTTCGGAATTCATCCCACATCGACCACGCATCAGAATCCAGCCAGTCCGGCAAAACCAAGGCGTCAGCCTTTGATGGTTTATGACGGTTACTTGATGGTTCTATGGTGGTTATATGCGGGTGCAACCCGTTGCACCCTTTCATGTCGCCGTTTGCACCCTTTGTGTCGTCAGATGCGCCCTTTATGTCGTGAATTGCGCCCTTTTCAGGTGAATTAATGGGCGCAAAATCTGCACCGTTTTTTCCATCAGAAATGGGTGCAATTTCTGCACCGTTTTCTTGGCCCGGCAGTTCGCCGCCTTTAATCCAATCAAGGTTGATTCGATACTCACGAGACTGCCCCCGTCCACCATGGCCGCTATTGACCAGAATCAGCCAGCCAGACTCCTCCATCCTGCGTAACTGATACTGGACAGTGCGGCGCGATTGCCGCGTCTTGATCATCAGATGCTCAATGGACGGGAACACCTTGCATCCGTCGTCATCAGCGTGATCGGCCAGCGCCAGGGCGAGAATCATCTCACCGCCACCGACCGGGTACCGTTCAAATACGGCCGTCATTACCTTGACGCTCATACAAACTCCTTATCCCGCACTGGTCGCCAAGCAGCGAACGCACGCTCCCAAATAGCTTTCTTCTCATCGCGAGTGAATCGCCGTCCTTGGTCCAGCTCTGCGTGGCAGGCGTGGCAGCCAGGGACGGTATAAAAATCAGGGGCTTTCAATCCGCCTGCCTTGTCGTACTCCAGCCAGTTGGGATGGCACGGGACCACAGTCGGGTCGTCGGGATAGCTGCGACACAGCCCGGGAATCTGCAAATAACATGGGTGGCCACGCACGGCATTACGCAGCTTGGCGTCGTGCCGCCCGACTCGTGTCTTAGGCGCCCGCTTCTTCCAGGCTGTAGCTTTCATCGGCTTATAAGTGCGCAACGGTCCGCCGGCGCGCAGGGTACTGTTCCAGGCTCTCATGAGAACTCCACTCCATACTCTTGGGCGGCATGAGCCTGAACACGCTCGCAGTACTCCGAAAACTGCGAGACCGTCATATCAGTGGTGGACAGCCGGCGGGTAACCACCTCACCATCAGGCAACGTGATGTCTTCGCAGACTCCGAACATCCGGCCATATAGTTCGTGCCAGGACTCTTTGCTGAACTGGCGACCGTCTACCCAAGCTTGTTCTGCGATCGGTGTAATCACCGCGGCCCAGTAGTAGCGATTCTGGACGCTACGACGCTTTGCCTCTGCTTGAGTCACGATGACCTTGAGGGGCTTATCGTTGTCGATCGCTGCACGCGCATTCGCCCGCACTAATGCCACAAGATTGTTCCAACTCAATCCATCCCGAAGAGTGAACTCCCGATAGATCAAACGCATATCAGGCTCCCACATGCTTACGCTGGGCGATCTGCTCTTCCAGCGCTGAACGCGCTGCGCGTTGCGTACCGATGGATTCAGACAGCTCCTTGTGTGCGGCTTCCATTGCGTCCAAGCTGCTGTCCTGGGAAAGATTCAGCACCGCCGCCATGGCTTCCGAGCCTTCCTTGTTGATAGCCTTTACGCGGTCCACCACATCGAACTCTTGCCCGAAGCAGAAAATGAACTTGCGCGCGGAGAAGCCCAGCGGACGAAGCATTTCGTTCACATAGGCGTAGCGGAGGTCTTCGGGCATGGCCAGGAGAATGGACTGCTCGAAGTTCGCCGGCATGTAGTTGTTGTCTTTCGTCTGATCGTCGAGCCAGCGGAAGATCCGATCAGCTGCATTCTTGGCCAACGTGAATGTGTCACCGGCTGTCTCGAAACGGATTTTGCTGCTGGACTCCAGTCCGTGGCGTTGATGGGTTTCAACAATGGCCAGCGCCACTGCCTCCCGGCTACCCACGCGCGCACGCCATTGGTCCACATAATGCAGCAAGGTCTTTAGCTTGGATTTGTGCGACTCGTTTCGCATGATTGATCCGTCCTGCTTTCGTAAAGTAGCCCCTGAGACCTTTGCAATCCTCGGGAACTACGAATGGATAAGAATCTGAATGGGCCGGACACTACCGGCATGGAAGAAGAAATCGACTTAGAGCGCCTGGAGCTGCTGGACCGTGCCGAAGAGCTGGCCAGGCAAATGTTTGAATACCCAACAGAGGCCCATGTAGAGGGCGTGCTGGATCGACTGCTATGGAATGAATTTCACGGCTTGGGCGAGGCCGGGGCCTCCACCCTTCACTAAATATCTGTGGGGCCGGTGGGTATCGGCTCTCGGTCTTTTGGTTCAGACATTTGCGCGCTCCTGTGGCGAGGGACTCAGAGGGCGTCTCCTAAGCTCAGGCCAAATGTCCGCCCAGTCGTGTGGACGCAGATGTTTCCGGCTTAGCTCCCCATTCGTCCTTTCCTCTATACGCACGCAAACCTTTTCAGATACTGGGCGAATATCGTTCAGGAATTGATAGACCTGAGACTGGCTTACGCCAATCCTCCGGGCGAACTCAGCCTGAGTCAGACCAGTCGCATTTAGGTAGTGAGCAATAGGGTTCATGAGCAAATACTAGCATCGCTATTAAAGCAAATCAATAGCTATGCTAGTTGCACGTATTAATAGCGTTGCTATATTTCGCCAATGCAAACACGCAAACCTCTGTCCCAAACCCCGCAAGACGACGCTGCGCGTCTGAAACGCCTATACAACGAACGCACATCTCTCTCACAAGCAGAGTTCGGGGCTCGCTTTGATATAGGCAACCAGGGGGCTGTGTGGCAGTACTTGAACGGCAGAAGGCCCTTGAATATGAAAGCGGCCAAGGGGTTTGCGTCTGGCCTGGGCGTAAATATCGAAGACTTCAGCCCTTCGATCGCTCAGACGATTAAGGCAGCAGAGATGTGGACCGGCGACAGCGAAGACGGGGCTGCTTGGCCATTCGATTTGCTTGATGAGCGAAAAATCCAAGCCCTGGACAATAGCGCTAGATCCCAGTTGGAAAAGTCAGTTCTGAATGCTGCCGCCCAGCTCGGCCTGGACGTGAAAAAGGACGAGGGTTGAAACGATGAAACGTCACACTAGCCGAGTTACTAAGTTAGTGTTAGCTTCTAATCGAATAGGAATACATGGGGTCTATACGGCCCCATATTTTTTATCCATAAAGTAACTAAAGATTTTAAATATTATTGTTTTGTGAGTGAGGCAATGGAACGGTTTATACAGCGAGTCAGTTCACACATTGAGCATGTGAACAAAGTTGGCGCCCACTGCATATCGGAGGAAACGACCAAGCAAGCCTTGATCCTCCCGATGCTTGATATTCTCGGCTTTAGCCCATACGACCCAACTAAAGTTCAAGCAGAGTATGGCTCTGACTTCACCGGGGTGAAAGCCACTGAGCGTGTTGATTACGCGCTATTCAGTAATGGAACGCCTGTGCTTTTTATTGAAGCCAAAGCATACGCCCAAGACCTGACGAACCACTGCCCCCAACTCTCCAGGTACTACAACGCAACCCCAGAGGTTGCGGTTGCGGCAATAACAAACGGCAGGGAATGGCGGTTTTTCACTGATTTGGTCAACAGAAACATAATGGATAAAGATCCGTTTTTGACTGTCGACTTTGAGGCTCCACAGGAAGATGCTGCGGAGCAACTATTCCGTTTTCATCACGATAAGCTGGAAGCAGGCGCGCTACGCGCTATGGCTGAAGAGAATATCTACCTGTCATCATTCCGAGAGGCCATCACATCCTCCCTGCGCGAGTGCGATATGGATTTTGTTCGCTATGTTGCGACACGAGCATCCATCCAACGACAACTTAATGCGCGATTCCTGGAAAGCATTCAGCCCTTGGTGGTTCAGGCAGTAGCTCAATCAGTAAGCTCAATGGTCGCCACCAGCCTTTCACGGCCGCAGAAAACCGAGGAAGCGCCTCCAGTGGTCGTACTGTCGGACGAAGATGCACCGATCATTGACCCTGACAATGAAAAGATAATCACAACACCAGAAGAGCAGAAGCTCTACCAAATCTGCCAAGAAATTCTTCCAGGAGAAGATTTGTCCATGCGAGACACTGAGACATACTTCTCTGTGGTTTCTGGTGGGAAATCGAATAGATGGCTCTTCCGCTTCTGGGGTGACAAGCGACGCCCTGCGATTCAGTTCATTGAGCCAATGACCGAAACCCACAACATAGAGGCTCAGCGGGCCGGGTTAGAGATTGGCAAAAATGGTCGAATCATCTTGAACAAGCCGGAAGACTTGTACCGACTCGCTGGCATCTTACGAGACGCTTTGATGTACTGCCAAAATGACGAGAACTTCCGTCGCTCCTCTCGTAGAGTCGAGTCAGAGGACGAATGAATATGAGCTCAATAATCTTGACCCAGCCCAGGGAGGCTGTACGTAAGAAGGACTGAGCAGGAAGAGACAAGGAGCCATTTGGCTCCTTATTTTTTAGAAATCAATAAACAGAAATAGATATCTTGCAAACTATAGGTGATTTTCATATCCACCTAACAAAAGAATATTTTTAGCTTAAACAACCAAACCAAAATCAACCAACAGTAAAAAAATGGCAACCTTTAACATCTATAGATATCAGATCCTTCCTTATAACAGACAATTCCAAGGTTCTATTTATGATGGAAAATCAGTAAATGATGTTTTATCAGATAAAAACATAATATTCTGGGATGCAACCCTAAACCTAAAAGACGAAACACAAAAAAACCCAAGACAATAATCAAGGAAATCTCAAGAGACCGAGATATTTACATATTCAAAATAGGAGTAGAAAGAAAATTAAAAAGTAGCAACAAAGATCTTGAAAACGAAATAATAGACCATTACCCAAACTGCGTAGTTATAATATGGAATCACCCAGACGTACAAATAATAGCAATAGAAAAAAACACACAAGCATTTCCATCGACAAGAAACCTTATAAACCTAATAGAAAAGAAAATAAATAAAGAGATGTCAATATATCAACTGAACATTCATACAAACCCAATATTTAATACAAATGAATTTTGGAACTTAATGAAGTTATACAAAGGAAGAATAGAGGCCTTAGAGTTCAACTTCTACACGCCAAATATGGCCGCAATATCCAAATCATTAATAGAGGATATTAAAGAGATTTCCAAAAACAGCAATTCCGTTAAAAACAAGCTGGAATTTAAAGCTGATGAACATTCATCATTAATAATAGAAAAAGATAATAAGCAGATGGCTGGACTTATAGATTATTGTGGTGCCGGCCGCGGAGATGCAAAAATTAAAGCACATGGAATAAGAAAAAGAATTACTGTAGGCGAAAATATACAAGAATTTGAAATCGATATGCTAGAATTAGAATCCAATGACCCAGAAAAAATATTAACAACACTAAAAAGATACTTGAATGATTAAGCAAATCTTTCAAACAAGCTTAATATGTTTTGCGATTGGAATAATATCGCAAAGCATATTTTTTATTTTAGAAACAAATTTTTTGGATGACTGGCTTAAGTCAAATCTCCCTCAACTGCAAATTGCCTTATTAGCCATTAATTCAGCGTCTCTAAGTGTTACACTTTCAAAAATAAGAGAAATATCAGATAAACTAAAGTACGGAAAATTAGCATTTAAAAGAACCAGAACACAGATGCTCCTATCAATTCAAGAGCAGGTATTTCTTATATTAGTGACCATATTTTTTCTAACCTTACAAGAATCGCCTTACATAAAGACAGAAAAAATAAATATTGAATTTATTATTAACGGAATACTAATTGGCTCACTTTTGTACAGCTTAAATATACTCTATGACACAGCAAAGTCAGTATTATTAATAATTGATTTCTCAGGCGATAACGAAGCAGATGATTAAAGAATTAAAATAAAAACAATAAAATATTGACCTCAACGCTCCCACCTAAATCTAAAAACTTCCCCACTGACAACACCAGCCGCCCATAGAGGCGGCTTTTCGTTGCCTGGACATATCACAAAGCCCCTCTCTAAACTGACCCCAAGAAGTTGGACATTGATCCGACCTGTGGAGCGCAGTTCACCACGGGGCTTCTTTATTGGGCGTGCAATCAGCCTTGACACCAAGCAATCTGGGAAAGCGTTACAAAGCAATCCTATGATTTGATTGGCAAAACTCCCATACTGGTACAATGAGACTGATCTCATTCAAAGATAGCAATCTCGCTATCTCACTACCCTTCAAGTTCTCTGCTGAACCATTGCCTTGGATCACCTCCATTTCCAGGCTGCAGCGGTAACTTGAAGTCATACAGAAGGTATTACTATCTACGAAAAACTTAACCAGGCTAGTCGCAGCCCACTACACACTTCTCCGTTGCGCGAGCCCGCTCGCCGAACAGTCGAAAGCCATCAAACCTATACAAAGCAAGTGGTGTCGACCCGGCAAAAACTTATCCGACAGCTAAAAGACCGGTTCCCCGGCCTCCCGTTCTGATACGTCAGCTCACGTCACGAGCCCATCGCCAGAAGGCCCCTCACGGGGCTTTTTTTTAGCGTTACTCCTGCTTCTTAGCGCATCCGTGCCAGCAAGCCCACGCCATTTCGCAACCCTTCAGTTGATAACGTAGTAGTCGCGCTCAAATCCCTTAAGGCATTAGGAAAGCCCATATCAAATCTAACTAGCGGACTAACAGAGACTCTCAGCAAATCCTCATGACTAATAAAAGCCACTCCAACAAATGACTTCGTTTTACCGAAAGAAGAATCAACCCCTCTCCAAGGTGCTAAAGATATAGGCCGTGCAATCATCCGCCATTCGCTATTTTTAAAAGACACATTTAATTGCTCTCCTACAGGGAACATATAAGTTCGGTCTTCTCCTGACTCATTGCGGGTAATGCTAACGACAACAACAATAAGAGCCCCGCCCTTCGTATTGCGCAATGACAAAAAAAGCTCTCGATCCGCATTAACTTGTTGCTTGACAGTCAATATAGGCGCTCCGGTGTCATCAGCATCAATACGCCATGCACTCAACTCAGGCTCTGAGTTATCAACTCTCAATGCTCGCATTTCATCACTCTTCAGCCAACGCATCCCCTCTGGTGCCACCAAAGATGACAAATCAAGTAGACGTCGACTAACCCCCATTTCTTCTAAATAGAGCGCCAAAGCAGTCATCGTCACTTGAGCTGAAGCCTCCCCAGCACTTCTATCCTTAGAATAAAACTGATGCACGCCATAACGAGCATCACGACCCACTAAACGATTTTTCCCACCAAGAAAAGCCAGAGAACAAGCAGATGCACACACAGTATTTAAAGCAATGTCCAGCATACCTTCATTAAACAATAGCTCTTCTTGATAGTCCTTTTCTAACGCTGTGTCATAACCCCTACTACGAATCAAGCGCCCCATAGCCAAGGCCCCAGAAACACTACCCCCAGGGCTATCAAAAACAATGGTTGGCACAGGTGGCACGTCCTTCGATGTTGCAATAAAGTTCGCCAACTTTTGATGGCTATCGGCTTCTATTACTCCGCTCGCTAAAATACGAGTCCCGCAAAACGACGCATTTCCTACACAGGGGTTAAACGTGCTGAACGCCATTGCGGCCTGGGAGGTCGCCGCAACATCCCCGCTCCACCAAAAAACCCATAGAAACATGCAAATGACATACCTGCTCATCCCATATTCCCTCTAAGTAACAATCAACATCTAGATGCTACCAGATTGAGCCATCTATGCCGTACCAGCTTGCACATCCAACCACGCCCAGATCCTACAGCTAGCCGCATTCCCTTGACCAAAAATGCTGTATAAATATACAGTATAAATATCCCCTCTGCCCCGCCATATTGATGCGCTCCACGTAGCTCCCACGAATCAGAGCGCGTATCTAAAACGCCCACTTGTAAGAGAAGAGCATTGCGATATGACGAGTTTCATTGACACCCCACCAACGCGGCCTCTCGGTCTATCGTTGGAGGATTCCGAGATGGCCCAAAAACGCTCTGCCCAATTAGCAGAGCTTATCCCTGTATTGACTTCCGGACTACAGCCCAACTTGCTGGAACTCGCCATTGAGTTGGCGGAAGACTTGACCAGCGCACTATCTAACCTACGTTAATAGCAACGCCCCTTCCCGCTTCGGCGGGTTTTTAACCACCAATCAAATAGCGTTGCTATTGACTTTAAATTACTAGCAATGCTAGTATTCATCTCAACGCTTCACCAAAACCGCAGAACACCTTTAGGCAAAGCCACGGTAAGTAACGGTCCAGAGAGCGCCAGCAGCAAAGGCTGCGACTGCTACGGCAGGAGCTCTTTAACAACACGGGAATTCAGGAGAGGGTGCGGCAATGCAACACCCCCATTGCTTACTGCGTCAGATCCAGGACTTCTGGCTGTCGTCGTAGGTGCCAGCGGACGGCGACCCAGACTTGACCAAGTTGATGCTGTGGATCGCATCTTGCTTGTTGTGATAGCTCTCCGAGCTTACGCAAATTGCTTCGTGATTGGCCGCGCGGAATACCCATCGCCAGAGGTTCTGGTTGTCTTTGTAAAGGATGAAATACATGGAAGCTCCTATTCAAACGAAAAACGGCACCGCCTTCGTTGTCAAGCCTGGCGGCACCACCGAAGTGCTCCGCCACGATCAACCGGCATGTGAGGTGCCGACTGATGACTTGGTGGAGTTCGTGCTGGCACTGCAAAGCAATGCCAGCACGAACTGATAGTAGCTGTAACTGAAGTAACTAAACAGCTTCACCCTCTCCTGAATTTCCGGTTCATTTTGCCGATGTTGCTCACCCCACCTATGCGGGGTGTTCGTCCGGCATCAATGGCACCCACAAGCATGGTTGTGGCTCTGCGCGGTATCTCTGCCGTCTCCAGTCCGTCAAAGCACGGTTCACGGAGAAAGAGGGTGAGGCGTAGACGGCCAAGAGAAGAAATGGTCATGCTGGTTGGAATCCCAGCACCAGGCCCTACACGGGGCCATCAAGAAAGAGCGCGGCCCGTTCAAAACTGTATCAACCCCTGCTGGCGAGCATTACGAAAGGCCGGACGAGCGCCAGACGCGCAAGGGTGAGGATTGCTCTTTTTCTTGATGGTGGCACAGGCCGAATTGACGGCAAAGGAACCCGAGAACCACCCTGTGGGCGCGACGGCAAGGCGGAGGCATCGAGAGCGTATGCGTCAAATCTGGACTTGCCCGCCATGAAGCCCAGGGGAAGGCACGGCAGGTTGGGATGCCTGCCACTATCAACCTTTTCATGCTCACGGCGTAGCGTCACGCCGAAACAAAATCATTGGAGATAGCCATGGACGGCGATGCATCGTAGCGGCGTAATCCGCTGAATCCCTGAGTACACGGGCGCATAAAGCTGGGCGATACCGGCATGGGGCAAAAATGGCCTGACAGTTGGGGAGTACCCACCCCCGATAACTGGTGGACGGCAACCTAAAGCACAAGTGGCAGTACGCCAGCCTGAGAGCGCACAGGTCCATGGCCCGCATGGTGAGAGCGCGCACCCTCCAGCCGCAGCATTCCCACTCCCTCAACCAATTCTAAATCAGCCCCGCCCACGCCATGGGCGACGGGAGTGCTGCGACTAGAGGGCATAGAACCCCGAAACCCGCCAACACCTGCATTTGCGCAGATGCAGTGACGGCGGCAGACGCAGGCTAACCCTCTCCCCTTTCAATGGCGCCGGACGCGGCGCAATCCCCACGGAGCTAACCATGAACGCTATCGCAGAGCGCGAGGTACGCGCTTACGAGCTGGCGGAGCGCCGCCGCGCCTATATCGCGGAGCAGATCCGCAACTGCCTGTATGGCAAAACGCTGTACGTAAACATCGCCTGGACCCTGCAATCGATTCCTCAAAAGGTAAGCCGCATAGGGCTGATTGAGGAAATGGAGAATGCGCTTCTGGCGTCCAGTTCGGCAGGTTTCGACTATTCCGCAAAACTGCTTGCTGCGCTGGATGATGAAAGCCTGCGCCCTGCCCTGCGCACCGAACGCGAACGAATCATCGGCGACTGGGCAGACACCACGCATAACTGCATGACCCAGCAAGAGCTGGAGGCACTGCCGTGCTGATCGAGTTTTTCATCTTCGCGACGCTCTTTTGCTGCGCCGCTTTCTTTATCGCACTCGGGATTGAGGGCGTTCTCAGTATCTGGAGGCAGCCATGACAGACCAAAACCCCGGCTTCCCCCGCACTCGTCGCCGTAACCCGTTCGACGGCCAGGGATGCTACGCCCCAAATAGCAGCAAGATCCCGATCAAGGCCTGGGTCGGTGCTGCTTTCGTAATTTTTATCTTCATCGGCCTATTCGCCAGACTAGGCGCAGCCGCTGGACTGAACTGAATTTCACGAATTGCACGAATCGGAGAACATCATGAGCACCGTAACCATGGTCCTGGGCGAGTCCGGGACAGGCAAAACAACCAGCCTTCGCAATATGAACCCAGCAGAAACGCTGCTGATTCAGGCCGTTAAGAAGCCTCTACCCTTCCGCGCAACCGATTGGCAGCGATTTGATCGAGAAGCTAACAAGGGAGGCAACATCTTCCAGACGGACAGCCCCGCTGACATCATCCACCTACTCAAAGGCACGCGCCGCAAGGTGATTGTGATCGATGACTTTCAGTATGTGATGGCTAACGAGTTCATGCGTCGCACCAGTGAGCGCGGGTTCGACAAGTTCACCGAGATCGGCAAGAACGCCTGGGACATCCTAAATGCCGCCGCTAGTCTGCCAGATGATACCCGCGTCTACATCCTGAGCCACGTGGAAACTACGGATCAAGGCCGCACGAAGATCAAGACAATCGGCAAGATGCTGGACGAAAAAATCACGCTGGAAGGGATGGTGACCATCGTTCTACGGACCTTGGTTCGAGATGGGCAATACCTGTTCTCGACCCGCAATAACGGCAGCGACACCGTCAAGACCCCGATGGGACTCTTCGACTCAGAGGCCATCGATAACGATCTGGCCGCCGTCGATCAGGCTATCCACTCCTACTACACTCCCACCGAGCAGCCCGCTTAAAAGGAATTGCAATGCGTAGCTACACCCTGGACACAACCGCCGCACAACAGGCAAATCAAAACTCATACATCGATCAGACCGGCAAGTACATCGGTGCCTTCATCGTCGCCAAGGCGGTGACATCGCGCAGCGGAACAGAAGGCATTGAGTTTTCTTTCAAAGCTCAGGACGGTCGACAAGCCAACTACCTGACGCTGTGGACATTCAACAGCCAAGGCGAAGCTCTCTATGGCTTCAAAGTCCTCAACGCCCTGATGACAGTAATGGGCGTTAAAGAATTACACCCGAAAAAAGGCAGCGCAGCGAAACCTGATGGCACACGAGAAGAAGCCATTGCATACCCGGATTTACACAATAAGCCGGTGGGCATCGTCTTGCAGAAAGAGTTCTATATCAAGGACAACGGTGACGAGGGCTACAAGTTCAACATCTTCGCACCCTTCCAGGCTGGCACCGAACTGATGGCTAAAGAAATTCTGGACAACAAAACTCAACCGCAAGCTCTGGCCAGCATCATATCCAGTCTCAAAGACAAGCCAGCACCTGCGCAGCAATCGCGTGGCGGCCAGACGAACAACGCCTATCAGGCCCCCGCTCAGAGCGGCAGTCAGCCCGCTGACCCATTCAGCAGCGACTTCGGAAACTTCTAATTATGGAGTGGGCGGCCTGTCCGCCTGAGCAAACATGAGCACACCCGCACTTTACACACTGGCCTCTGAATACCGCGCCCTGGCTCAACTTCTTGCAGAGCGAGACTTCGACGCCGAGACCATCGCCGACGCTATAGAATCCACCGGGCTGCCCGACCAGATTGCCGAAAAAGCACAGGGCTGCGAAATGGTAGCCCGCGTTATGGAAGCTGATCTGCCGGCCATTGATGCAGAAATTCGACGCCTGCAAGACCTGAAAAAGGCCCGCAAGGCCCGCGCTGACGCACTGCGCAAGTACGTGCTGGATAACATGCTGGCCAGTGGCATCAACCGAATCGACGCGCCGCTGTTCAGTATTAGTGTCGCAAAGAACCCGCCTGGCGTGGACATCTTTGACGAGCGGCAACTTCCGGCGGACTACTTGACAGACCCTGTGCCGCCAGCGCCCCAGCCCGACAAAAAGCTGATCGCTCAGGCTATCAAGGATGGAGCGGAGGTGCCTGGGGCAAGGCTCACGCAGGGCTTCCGTCTCAACATCCGCTAATCCAGCGCCTGCGTACTCGCAAATGGACAGGACAGGATGATCAGGAGCATTTCACGACTGAGATCATTGCCGAGCAAATGCAAATGCTGGGCGGAAATAAGAGGGAAGCCCAATTAGATTAGTCGTATAAAAAGTGTTCCTCTAACTTGTTATCTGCGGCTAACAAGTTAGAGGAACCACGAGTGATGCTTCAACTAACTTATTGTTTCTCTCTCGATTATCACCCTTGCGGCCATGAAATAGATTATTACGCACTTGGGTTATAGACATAAAAGCCTTAGACAAATCCGACTTGAAATTTTGGGGCTTCCAGGTTTCCCACTTCATGTCGGAATCAAGTTTTTGAGGAGGTTGGGAAACAAGATAACCAATTGCCTCAGACAGTTTTTCATCTGTATTGTTAGAAAGATCAATTCCCACCAGTTTTTTCGCATACCCAGTCCAATTTACAGATCCCCTATTGCGCTCACCCATTCTCTTCACTGCGTACTCAAACCTGGACATCACAACAAAAAACCGGATCACGACATTTCTATCGGTGTACAGCAAATTAAAAGCATTACTTTCATAGTCCATTTATCACCTCGCTTCATACACATGCAACCACTTTTCTAAGTGAGCATAGCCCATCCTGAAAGGAATTCACCCATGTGGTTTAAAAACCTACGTATCTATCGCTTGGATACGGCATTTGCCCTGTCCGCTCAACAACTGGCCGACCTGCTGGCCAAGCATCAATTCGCGCCATGCGGCAGCCAAGAGCCTCTCAGCCTGGGCTGGGTGCCTCCACGCGAAGGTGGTGTGCTGGTGCATGAAGTGAACGGTCAGTATCTGATCTGCATGCGCGCCGAAAAGAAGCTACTGCCGAGCGCTGTGGTCAACCAGGCAGCACGCGAAAAGGCCCGGGAAATCGAAGAGCAGCAAGGCTACAAGCCAGGCCGCAAGCAAATGAAGGAAATCAAAGAGCAAATCATCATTGATTTGATGCCCCGCTCTCATGCTGTGCAGCGCGACACTATGGTGTGGATCGACACACGAAACCATTGGTTTGTGATTGATACCGCTGCCGTGGCCAAGAGCGACGAAGTTCTGGGCCTGCTGGCCAAGAGCTTGGAGCCCTTCCCTGTTTTGCCCCTGTATACCGAATGGTCACCCGCTGGCGCTATGACGGCCTGGCTGGCAGATGGTGATGCCCCGGCCAACTTCACCATCGACCAAGATGCCGAGCTTCGCTCCACCGGCGATAGCGGTGCCGCCGTTCGCTACGTCAAGCAAAGCGCCGACATTGACGAAGTGCGCAAGCACGTTGAAGCCGGTAAGCAATGCACCCGTTTGGCCATGACCTGGGCGGATCGCATCAGCTTTGTGCTGACCGATGCCCTGGACGTCAAACGCGTGGCCCCGCTGGATATCTTGACTGAAAAGCAGGACCTGACGGCCGTCAACGATGACGAAATCTTTGATGCCGACATGACCTTGATGACCTCCGAGCTGGCCGGGTTAATCAGTGATCTGGTCGTGGTGCTGGGTGGAGCGCGCAGCGCCTAAAACAAACAGGTCTGCTGCGCGATAGAAAATTGGCGTGGACGAGGGGAATCGAACCCCGTGAGGGTACCTCTTGGAGCGACGCTATACAAAGTAACTCAAGCACTTCTCTGTTTGGGCTCAGCACATCTCCACCAGTCCGTCCACGGCACCCGGCACCACGCCCCTACACACATAGCAATCAAAAAATTAATCGCAACGTTCATATTCGCCTCCAAGCAAAAAGAGATTGAAAAATCCCACAGAAGGTGAACAGCAGCTGAAATATCCAGCCCGAACAGAAGCCAGCTTGAGGCCATGAATAACGTCTTAGCCCCCAAATCGATGTGGGCATATTAGCCGCAAAAGCACGATTTGTCATTTTTGGTCTGCTATTCGCCTACTCATGGATTATGCGAATGAAACAACAGCATTCCAACAAACCCCTGCCCCGTCTTCGACACATCAAACCGGGGCAAATTTTTACCCTTCGCCATGAGAAAACAAGCCATATATGAGCAGTCCTCTCAACTAAATCTGTTCGGCAATGCAGCCGAAAATCCGAAATCAATCGCCTATGCGATTCACGACGGGATCGGGGGTGCCATTGAGCCATTTATCCAATTCTGCCGCGAGAGGCTGGGCGCTCAGGAAGGTGAAATCAGTCTGTCGCTCATCATTGAAGAGGCATGGAAGAAGGGCCGCAACCATCCATACCTAAAGGCGTTTGATGCATATCAGGAGAGCCAAACGTGAATGACCTCTTCTACCTACAAGACAGTCGTAGCTACGTCGGGAACGACGTGCTGTTCTGGGCGCTGGATGGCAATGGCTACACCACCGACTTACGGAAAGCGCAGCTCTACACCCAAGAACAGGCCCAGGCCATGCACAACAGCCGCAAGACAGATATTCCCTGGCCCAAGGATTACATCGACGCCAAGACTCGGCCCGCCGTGGACATGCAGTACGTCAAGCGCGCTGAAGCTCTGGCCGGGACGGGGATTGTACTGGCTGAGAGAAAGCCCGAACGAAATGAACAACTCCGTTGCCAAGGATGTGGGGCGTTCATTTCGACCGTTAATTTTTGGGCCGGATGTTGCCCACGATGCCAGGAGGACAGCAGGCCATGACTCACACACACGAGAGCCTGTGCGATTTGGCCGTGAAGTGGCTCAAACGCCCTCACTCCCAGAATGGCCATGGCTGCAATGTGGCTGTAAGCGAGGCCCGCAGTGGCTGGGACGGAGAAATACCAGACGCCATCGGATTTCGCATTGCTACCCCGAACGTTGGCAGCGTAGTTGTGGAGTGCAAAGTAAGCCGCTCCGACTTCCTTGCTGACAAAGCAAAGCCCCACCGGAAAGAAAGAGGCATGGGCCACTGGCGCTACTTCATGTGCCCCGAGGGGCTAATCGATATTGAGGATTTACCGGAAGGCTGGGGCTTGCTGTGGGTCAACCAACGCAGCCATATCAAGATCAGGTGCGGCGCTGCAACTAGCGTAACCCTGGGATATGACGCCATGAAAGAGGTCTTCAGCGCTTGGCGACAAAACGCCAACGAGGAGCGCGAACGCTTTCTGCTGATCAAGCTGCTATCCCGAGTAGGCGATGCCGATCAAATGAACCGCTGGATACGCGAAGCCAATACAGAGCGACAGCGGATTGCACGTATCGCAGACGACCGTGCCCGCCAGCTCCGAGAGCTGCAGGCAGAGCTAACAGCCATCCGATTGAAAGAATGGAGCACCACCCAATGAACGCCCACCCACACAACCAGGCGCTGTCTACCCTTGGTTTAGAGTCGGCCAGCGTTTCTGCCGCACCTTTCTGACGACATGCGTCCGCCACGCCTCATGCCCTAGGGGAGTCTTCCTCCTGTGCCTGTAGTTGTTGCAGTACCAACACGCCGCAACGATGTTGCCAACCACTCCCCCACCTTCAGATCGAGCTTGGAGGTGCTCCGCAGTGCATTTTGTAATGGGGGATTGGTCCATGCGCTGCCCGCAATAAAAGCAGCAACCATTTTGAAGTTTGAATGCTCGTTCACGAGCTTTTTGAAGTGATGTCTTAGCCATAGCGGCTCCTAATCAATGAAGAAAAGGCGCCAGCCATGAAGGCTATGTCTCATCAGTTTCCTGTCTGAGGCATGGGTCCGTGCAACGCACATTGACCAAGATCGTGAAATTAATCGCCGCTCTCCCACGGAGCATTCCCGTGGCGGTTTCGAGTATAGGCCAAAACACTACGAATGGCCAAAGCTCAAGGAGTTGAAGAATGAATTACAACCCAGTCCAGGCGATCAGCCAGCTGGCCATCAACCAAGAACGCGCAGCACAGGTCTACGGCACACGCGCATTCATCCCAGTGACCTCGAAAGCCGCCCCCAATCCTAATTACCCCCAACTTAGGGAGAAGAAGCGATGAGCACAGAAACTCGATTAAAGCCTTGCCCTTTCTGCGGAGGGGCCGCTAAAGAATTTGAACGGTTCAATGCCAACGTCATCACATGCCGGAGATGCGGGGTCAAAGTAAGGCAGTCGGAAATGGGTGAAGGCGATGCAGCCGTACGCTGGAACCAACGAGCTACCCCAGTTGCTGCCCAGCCAGACCTCACACAGCAAACGCTCGATGATGTGATGGCAGGTATCCCAGCGAGAGATGCGGAGATTGAAGCGCTGCGTAAGGAAATTGAAACCCTGCGGGCACAGCAACCTATAAGCGGTGCTGATGGGCTGCGGGATCAGGGCAAGACGTGGAGCGGTTGGGCCTGCCAGTATCCAGGCAAACTGCCGCGGCTCTACGGCGAGAAAGATATTGCCGTTGCTAACCATCACCCCGAAGACGGCGACCGCCTGATTTTCCTCTCCGCCCAGCAAGACGCCGACAAGATGGATTCGGAACGATGGGTAAGCGTAAACGAGCATTTGCCGGAAATTCACGAGTGGCGGGCAGGCAGTATCGCCGGTATCAGCGATGCCGTTCTGACGATCGATGATGATGACCCGGACACGATGACTGTTCAACGTCTGCGGAAAGGTGGCCAAGGCGATCTGACCACCCTTTACTGGGATAACGGGGACAGCCCCACCCATTGGAGGCCTGCGCCATCACTCCCAGGCATCGATGCAGCCCGTAGGGAACAGGCATGAAACTCTTGTGCTGCCTATTCGGGCATAAGCCAGAGCCGTGGTTCTCGCTGCCATCCCATCCGAAAATCCAGCGCCCCCATTACGACGGGGTCTTGCGGGCGCACCGAGACTTGTACACCCGATGCGAGCGATGCGGCGAGTGTTACCAGCTAGGCAAGGTGATTGACCAAGTGCTGTCTGGAGAACGAGGCAAGCAATTCTACGACTCTTACCGTAAGGAGCAGGCATGAGCCTATTTCAACCTGTTTACCGGACGCCCTTTGACGAAGGCGCTTTTGCTAAGAAGATCGGGCAAACGTGGTTTGCGTGTCCGTATTCAGATAGCGAAAGAAAGAGACAGTGGTTTGCGGGATACGATAGCGCCCCGTTTAGAGGATGGGGGCAATGCGACGCATCCCGTAAGGAGCCAAGCCAGTGACCGTCACCCTCTTCGGCATTGAGTTCAATTACCTGGTGATGCTCGACAAGTTCCTTGACGGCTTTCTGCCAGGCATTGGGTTCATGATGGCCATCACGCTTGCCTACTTGCTGGCGCTCTGGTTCTCACGAAAGTCTAAGTTCAAGCACCGCAAAGTGCGCGTGAAGCTGATCGCAAAGGAGCCAGCCAAGTGACCGAAACAATCACGGCCCTACTCGCCGTGACCGCTAAAGAATGGAACCTGCCCGGCCTTGCGCCGGGTTTTTAACACCCAATCCGAAGGAGGCCAAAAGATGCAGACAGCCCGTTTTCTGCGCGCTAGCAAGGCACACGCATATCTCGGCATGTGCAGGACCGTATTCGACCGCGACGTGCGCCCTTTCATTACTGAAATACCTATCGGCGCTCGTGGTATAGCATTCGACCGCCTTGAGCTTGATCGTTGGGCAGACCAATACAAGCAATCCAAAGGCAAAAACAGCACAAAACGAATGGAAGAAACGCAAAAGACATGGCAAAGAAAAGTATCCCAGGGCTCTTCAAGCGTGGTGGCATATGGCACGTTGACAAGCAGATCGCGGGATTTGGACGCCTTCGCTGCAGCACGGGCACGGGCGACCACGCAGAAGCGCAGACGTTCCTAATCTATAAACTTGAGGAAATTCGCAAGCAGGTGGTGTACGGGGCCCGGAGCTATCCCACCTTTAGGCAGGCTGCCACACGATACTTGAATGAGTACGCTGATCAGCCGTCTGCCTGGCACACAGCCACCTACCTTGGGCAGCTCGACAAGTACATTGGTGACATTCCCGTCAATGAGATTAAGCACTCAAGCTTTGAGGCATACATTAAGGACCGCCGTGAAACCGCCAGCAACCGGACGATCAACATCGCTCTACAGCGCGCTGTCCGTGTCTTGAATCTATGCGCCAGAAAATGGCGAGACGAACAAAACCGCCCTTGGCTGGACAGCGTACCGCTAATTGAAATGCTGGACGAGAAGAAAACAGCGCGCACGCCCTACCCACTCGACTGGAAAGAGCAGGATCTGCTGTTCTCGGAGCTGGCGCCACATCTTAAAGCGATGGCGCTCTTCAAAGTTAATACCGGATGCCGGGAGCAAGAGGTCTGCAAGCTGCAGTGGGACTGGGAAATACCTGTGCCGGAGCTTGGCATAAGCGTATTCCTTATACCGGCTGATTTTGGTGGTCGGTTTGAAACATCGGGCGTCAAGAACGGCGAGGACAGACTGGTTGTTTTGAATAGCGTCGCCCGTTCCATTATTTCGAGCCAGCGTGGACAAGACCCCGTATGGGTTTTTCCGTACAAGGGAGGTCCTATGGCTCGCATGAACGCCTCGGGATGGCGCGCAGCCAGGCGGCGTGCAGCTCAAAAATGGGAGGATTTATATAAACGGCCTGCGAATGCCGGTTTCAGCACTGTACGAGTGCATGATCTGAAGCACACATTCGGCAGACGGTTGCGTGCTGCGGGAACGCATTTGGAAGACAGGCAGGTTCTGCTGGGTCATACGAATGGTTCAATCACCACCCATTATTCAGCCGCTGATTTGTCCAAGCTACTGACCGAAGTTGAGAAACTTGCCCACAGTGCCGAAGAAGCACCGGTGATCACGCTACTGCGGAGACGGGGTGATCGGTGA